GGTATCATGTCTGGGTTTAACCCCGCTAATTATTTAGCGAACTCGGGGATAGGTAATGCCCTTCCTTCCGCAAGTCAAACTGCTATACAACAAGCGGCTACAGGCGCACCAGCAAACTTTCAAGCTCTTGGTCAAGCGCAAGCGGATGTATTAAATACTATAGCCCCGCAAGTTGCGCAAACAGCTAACGCTGCCCCTGTTGTACCTACTCCTCCTGCTGAACCTGTTACTAATTCGTTCCTTAATCCTAACACCACGACACCTGCTGGTTATGAATTAGCTACACCAAACGCAGTAAATGCAGCGCCAAATGTTGTTACTGAAGGTGGCATAAAAACAGCCGTTAAACCCGGTATGTCGGGCGATGCATGGGCGGATACTAAACAGTTATTTAATAAACCTAACTGGGAAAACATAAAAGGTTTTGCTTCTGAGCATCCTTACTTAACTGCCGGTGCGGGGCTATTAGCTTATAACGCCCTTAAACCAAAACAATATCAAACCCAAAAACCTCCTCCAGCAAATATACGCCCATATCAAGATAATAGAACTGTCAACCAAAACGTTGATTATTACCGTCCTTATAGCGGAGGTAGTACTGCGGAGCGTAACTATTTTACTGGTGGTTTAGAGGCTTTACCTATTCAGCGAGTAGCTGAGGGTGGGCTAACAAATCTAGCGGTAGGTGGCCCTGTTGAAGAAATGTCCGCACAAAATGCGGTAGGTAATAACGCCATGTATCCACAAGCTGGTATGCAAACAGCTACATACTCTAATCCAATGATGGCGCAACAGCCAACATCTACCAATGTAGTTAGTCAAAGCGTAGATACTAAAGTTGATCCATATACAGGCGAACAACTTATGGCTGATGGTGGAAGCGTAAGCCCAAATAGAATTAATGGAATGAGTGGAATGGGTGGGACGGGTTTGGGCGGGCTTAATTTTAACGCTCCAGAACCACAAATGGTTGGTGAATATAAATACGATTACAACCCAGATACACAACAATTTACACAATTGTCTGCACCGCAGCTAATGCCACAACAACCAGAATTTAATGGGCTTAGTGGTATGGGGCTTGGTAGTATGGGCATGATCAATAGATTACAACACGATCCAAACCAATCCGCAGGATATCAATACAGTTACAACCCAGATAATCAACAGTTTACACAAACTGGGGGTCCCGGTGTTCGAGGCATGGCTGCTGGTGGTATATCCAATTTAGGAGGGTACTCAGATGGAGGCCGTTTACTGCGTGGGCCGGGTGATGGTGTCAGTGATTCTATCCCTGCTTCTATTGGCAATCGTCAGCCCGCTCGTCTTGCTGATGGTGAATTCGTTATACCTGCCCGGATTGTGTCAGAGATTGGTAATGGTTCCACCGAAGCGGGTGCTCGTAAGTTGTATGCAATGATGGATCGTGTGCAGGGCGCTCGTAAAAAAAGCGTAGGTAAAGGTAATGTTGCCGTTAATAGCAAAGCTGAACGCCTTTTACCAGCATGAAAATACAACACGTAGATACAGCGTATATCCACCATACGTGGCTTTTAGTAGAAGACTACATTAAGTTAGCGCTTGATTACCAGACTGACTATACGTTAGAACATGTAAAAACTTTTTTATCTAGCGGTGCATGGATTCTTATTGTGGCGGTGGATGATTCTGGTATTAAAGGCGCGGCAGTTGTTAATTTTTTTAACCGCCCTAATGACCGTGTGGCGTTTGTAGTTGCGATGGGTGGCAAGCTTATTTCAAATCAGGATACTTTTTTGCAGTTTAAAGACTTACTAAAAGTTTTTGGTGCAACTTACATTGAGGGCGCGGCGCGAGAATCCGTTGCTCGTTTATGGCTTAAATACGGCCTAGAAGAGAAATATAGAATTGTAGGGACAAAATTATGATTATTCGCAATAAATTCAACGGCTACATAAACGGCAATAACCGTCTCTACCCGGGTGGCGGTGGTGGAGGCCAACCACCATCTAATCAAACAGTCACCAATGTAAACATACCTGAATACGTAAGGCCGTATCTTGAACGTACACTGGGTAAAGCTGAAGCGCTTTCGCAAACCCCATATCAACCGTATGGTGGGGAACGTATTGCTGGGTTTTCTGATTTGCAAAATCAAGCGTTTGGTGAAGCCCAAAATCTAGGCCCCGCACAGCAGCTTGGTTACGGCACACAGTTAGCAGGGCAAGCGGGACTTGGTTCGTTGCAAGCAGGTCAGAACTACCACAACATGGCAACAGACCCGAATGCTACTAAAGCGTATATGTCGCCATATATTCAAAACGCGCTAAACCCCGCAATGGATGAGGCTCGTCGTCAGTCAGAAATTACAGGGCAGCAAAATGCGGGGCAAGCAGCACATGCAGGTGCTTTTGGTGGATCACGTTTTGGCTTGCAAGAAGCGGAACGCCAACGTAATTTAGGACAATTACAAAACAATATCTATGGCACAGGGATGCAAAACGCATTCCAAAACGCACAACAAGCGCAACAGTTTGGTTCTCAATTAGGTCTGCAAGGTTACGGTCAAAGTCTGCAAGCGGCTAATACTATGGGGCAACTAGGCCAGACTCAGTTTGGGCAACAACAAGCGGCTATGAACGCACGTATGCAAGCAGGTGGGCAACAGCAAGGTTTAGAGCAACAGAGACTACAACAGCAGTACCAAGACTTCCTTACTCAACGTGGCTACCCACAACAACAGTTAGCGTTCATGTCGGATATGATACGTGGCGCACCTCTTGGTGGACAAACACAATCCCAATACACCGCCCCCGCTTCTGGATGGGCGACTGCTGCGGGTCTAGGAGCAACTGGGTTGGGTGCGTATAAAGCGTTCGCAAAAGAAGGCGGCTTGATGGGTATGGCTTTAGATAATATGGTAAAGGATAAATAATCATGCTGCAAAATATCCAAGAGATTCAATCTCTCGCTACCAAGTACAGTGTAGCCCAGCTTAAAAACTTAGCCGATTTAAAGCTTATTGATCCTATTAAAGCGGTCATGGCTGGCAACATGATTAGACATATCCAAGAGCAAAATTCAAAGCCGCCAGAGACAACGGTTGCGCAAGATTTATTAGGAATTCAAGGTCAACCACAACAACCGCAGCAACAAGCTCAACCGCAACAAATGGCGCAAGCCCCTTCGGGTATGGAAAGTCTTCCTGCTGGCGATGTAGGTAATTACGCTGGTGGCGGCATTATTGCGTTTGGTGATGGCGGGGACGTGCCAAGATATGGAGAAGGTGGTTTTAGATTTCCTCAAGGGTCAATTTTAGGTATGTTCCAGAATAATGAACTTCCGGGGCAAGCGTCTTCTGCTGCACGTAATAATGAAAATCTTCAATATATTGAACAAGAATTACAACGCCCAAACCTTTCTGATTATGATCGCCGCAGATTAGAACAAGGTCGCGCAGCTTTAATCAATAGCACCGCTGCATCATATCCAAGCGAAGCAACTCGTGGTAGCGCTTCATTTACTAAGCCCGTTACAACACCTACCGATACAAACCCATTTAACACACCTAACGACCGTAATGCTTTACCCCCTGTACGTTCTGAACGTGCTGCTGCTCCTCGTGCATCCGCTATGCCCCCTAGTACACCTGTAGAACCACCTAAGCTTGGCGAGTTCAATCCAAACGCCGTAAAAATTAAGGGTGGAAAATTGGATATGCCAACAGTAAGCGACCTTGCAACTATTAAGGGGGAACGTGAAGCAGGAGAAGCGGCGGAAGGTTATAACAAAAATTTAACTGCGGATCAGATTAAACGCATTGAAGGCAAGCAAAATGAATTAGCTGATCTTAAGAGCCGGGCTGGTGGCGAAGCTTTGATGAATTTTGGTCTTGGGTTAATCGGTGCTAAAAAAGGGGAAGAAGCCCAAAAAATAGGGGAATCAGGTAAAGCTGCTCTTAGCACCTATAAGAATGACGTTAAAGATTTACGTTCGGCAAAAGAAAAACTCGAAGAACGTGCGGAAGCATTGCGCGTTGCAGAAAACCAAGCCAAGAAAACCGATAGCGCCGCTGATAGAGCTACACGCGATAAAATGCGGGATAAATTCGACGCTGCTAAATTGGCGGAATTTAACGCTGAAAATGAATTGGCAAAAACTAGTGCGTTGGCATCTGCACATGTTTATAACACTCAAGAACAAGTTAAAGCGCACAATTATTCCACTGAACAACAAAGAGCAAGCGCAAAAGAAGGACATCAAATCCAACTACAAGTGGGGCAACTCGCACACACTGCTTCAATGTACAACGCTAATGTTATTAAACAAGGTAATCTTGATAACGCCCGTACAAAAATGTTGATCGATGCGTCGGATTCGTTTATTAAAAACTATGCAGGTAGTACTACATACATGCAAAACCCACAGTTGCTACAACAAGATGCAATGGCTTACGCGCAAAGATTGGCAGAAAAATTTGGAATGGCTGTTCCCAATAATCAACCTGCTACAGCCGCAGCCCCAACGGGTAATAGAGCACCGCTCGATAGTTTCCGTCGCCCAACTTAATTTATAGGTGCCACTATGGCGTTTGACGTAGAAGGTGCGCTTCGTTCTGGGTATTCGTTAACTGAGGTTGCGGATTATCTTGGGCAACAAAATAAATTTGATACCGCTGGCGCAAGACAGGCTGGGTATAGCGATTCAGAACTTGTTCAACATCTTATGGGCGCATCTAACGCCCCCAAGACAGGTTTTATTGCGGGTTTAAAGTCGGGTGTTCAATCTGGCTTAGGTGATATTGGCGCTATTGGCGCGGCTTTTGGAGTCTCTGGCGCAGAAGAATTTGCTAAACAAAAAAGAGCACGCGCCGCACAAGAAGCCCAACTACCTGAATTTACTGAATCCCCTTGGGAATACGCCAAAACACTCGCAGGGCAAGCTATACCCTATATGGCAGCACCCTTGGTGGCTGCGTTTGCTGCGCCTGAAGCCGCACTTGGTACGGTAGCTGGGGTTGCTTTAACAGGTGCCGATCTTGCCGCAACTGCTGCGGGGGCTACACAGTTCTTTGGGTCAAACTTATCTCGTCAATTAGAAGAAGGTAAGTCCGCTAAAGATTTAGATATTGCTAGTGCTGCTGCCGCTGCACCGTTCCAAGCTGCGTTAGATACAGTTGGTTTAAAGTTTATACCCGGACTACGTAAGATATTTGGAGAAGCCGGAGAAAAACTTACTGACGAACAACTTCGCGCAGTTATGAAAACCCGCATGACGGAAACGCTTGCGAATAAAGTAGTTAACTATGGCGCTAAAGCAGTTCAAACATCCGGTGTTGAAGGCTTTACTGAAGCGGGGCAAGCAGTCCTAGAACGTGCACAAGCTGGCCTTAACATTACTGATCCAGAAGCACGGAAAGAATACTTTGATAATTTCTTAGGTGGTGCCGTTCTTGGTGGGGGTCTTTCTGTACCCGGTCATGCTATAGAACGTTCAAGTCAACAAGGCCAGTATGAAAACTTGTTGCGTAAAGATGCCGCTGAAGCCGCAAAACAAAAAGCCGCTGAAACTACAACTACTACCGACACTGGAATGGGGTTTAAACCTCTTTCTATGCTCCCAGACACGTACGCAGAAGCTGTGCAAGAAGTGGAGCGTTTAAAGCAAGAAACCCAAACTGAAGAAACAAAAGCTCGTATCGCTGAGTTAGAAGCATACAAACAACGCCTACTGACTGAAGATATTGAAGAGTTACGCCGCAACCCTAACGCGGAACCTAAGTCGCTTGAAGATCAGATTAAAAATCAATCGGTGGTGCAGGGCGAGTTTCGTGAAATGGCGGACTTACCGACAAGAGAAGTAACTGCGGCGGAAGAAACTCCAGTTGTAGAAAAAGAAATGCCCACGGTGTTGGAAGCTGACACGCTTAATGCAACAGGACTATCCAGACAATCCGGCATATACAAACAACTTGTAGGTAAAGATTTAACTAATCTTGAAGACCTCGATGCAGTAATGCAGATTGTTGAACGTGCAAAAACTAACCCAAATTTAACCTCAGAAACTAAACAGGCGTTAGATTCTATTGCTACGAACGCATTCAATGTTTATGGCAAGCAAGCAGAAATGTTTGGCCCACGTGGTAGGGTGCTTGAGCCTATAAAACCGGGTAAGATAACCCCAGTGCAGCAAAAGATTGATGAGATCACTAAAGGAAAAGACCTTGCTGATCCAGCGCAAGTCGAAGCAATTCGAGCGGCGCTTACTGATTATGCCAACGCACCAAATCGTAGTGCAGAAGCTATTGCTGAAGTTAGCACTTTCTTAGATACTCTTCCGTCTTCAACTCCGGAGGCTACTGATGTCCTCAAACCTACAGAATCTATCGACACAACAAGTGAGCCTAGCACTACAGTGGCTAACAAACGTAGAAAAGTATCCTCCAAAGGAGTTACAACACCTGACGGTAACGGAGTGGACAATACTGGAACGACTGCTGGGCAGCCTAATGCAGGAGAAGCAACACAGCCAAGTGCATTAACCCAAGAAGAAAACCGTCTCGCAAAACTAGCTGAATCAGCACATGAAGCTCTTAAGGCAGAATTAATACGTAGCGATGAAGCGGCGGCGATAGAAGAAAAAACCGCGCCACCACCTGCACCAAAAGTTAAACCGCCTAAAGGTAAAATAAGTTCTAACGAAGCTATAACTAAATTAATGGCTAGTGGGCTTCAACGTTCGGAAGCTACTCAATATGTAAGGGATGTAGAAGAAGACGGCATCGTTGATGCTAAAGATATAGCTAGTTTTGTTGCACAAAATTCTTCACAAGGGTTGTACAGAAAAGGGGAAACCCCTGCACCGGGCGAAGGTATGAGCCAAGCTCAAGTGCAATCTATAGTGGATGAAGTCTCTAAAAATTGGGAGAACGCTCCTAAAATTAATGTTGTCCAAGATATCCAAGAACTCCCGCAAGAAATTTACCAGCAAATGGTAAGAGATAAAGCATTAGATGCGCCGGGTTTATACGACCCTGAAACAAAAATCGTGTATTTAATTGCGGACAATATTGCAAGCCCCAAAGAAGCTGTTCTTACTTTAGCCCACGAAACGTTGGGGCATTATGGGTTGCGGTCTATTCTGGGCCATACCTATGAAAAAATGATGGACGACATCTATACAGGTAACGCTAAAGTACGCGGGCTTGCGGATGTAAAAATCAAAAAAGGATTAGACAAGCGTACGGCTGTAGAAGAAGTCTTGGCTGAAATGGCTGAAAAAGATATAAACAATAGCGCCGTACAACGTGTGGTAAATGCTATTAAGCAGTGGCTGCGCAAAATGGGTTTCCCGTTTGGGTCAATATCAGATACCGAGATTCGTGCTTTATTAGCAAACGCTAATCGTTTCGTGCATGGTGGGAAGTTCCGTGCTGGTGAAGAAGCCTTTGGTAACAAACCACTATACAGAGAAGGCGCGTTCCAAAAATGGTTTGGCAACTCGGTTGTGCGTAATGAAAATGGTACTCCTAAAGTTATGTATCACGGTACGGCTCGAGACATCCATGAGTTCCGCGCAAAACAAGCGGGGGCTATATTTGTAACTGAAGACCCTAAGTTTGCCGATAGTTTTACCAGTATGTCAGAAGACTACATGCGGAAAGAACTTTTTAATAATGCTACACCTGAACAAAAAGATAAATGGATTATCGAAGCCGCTAAAATTGCTTTAGCAAATAAATCCATTCAAAAAACTACTTTCAAAGATATTGCCAACCAAACAAATATAAATCTTAGGGAGGTCCCATCTCCTGTTCAAGAGAAAGTTAGGGGCATACTTGACGCAGCGTTACCCTCCCGTGCCAATATCATCCCAGTCTACGTTAGTGCGCAGAACCCGTTTGACTTTTCAAACCCAGAACATCTAGCGGCAATACGTGAATATATAGACGAAGCGGTTAAAGGCAAATTAACTGTTAATAAACGCCCACAAGAAACTTTATACACAGCGAATCGAATTAGCCAAGGTAGTTGGGACACAATAGAATCCAAAGAAGTTCAAGCTGCTATTAAAGCGGCTGGTTTTGATGGGTTTTACGTCAGGGAAGGCGGTAGGAAGAATCTTGCTGTCTATGAACCTTCACAAATCAAATCCATATTCAACAAGGGTAGCTACGATCCTGCTGACAAACGCATCCTATACCGCACTAATGAACAAGAACTAACCCCAGCAGGTGAAGAAGCCGCTGCGCTTAATGAGCGCATGAAGGGCGCAGGTAATCCTAAAGATACTAATCCTGACAGCACCCTGAAAAAGTTGTTGGGAGTTGTGCAAACACGTGAAGGGCAACCATCTCTTGGTACTAGGTTTAGACGTGAGTTTGTAGATGCCCGCGCTACCGCTGTTGAAAAGATGGAAGCCAATTTTAACAACACTCTTGTAGATTCTTTGGGTCAAGTTCGTGGCGACTTAGCTCAAATCCAAGCACAAGATTCTGCCGCTTTTGCCGAAGGAGCAATGGAGCACGGTGGTATCCAGATAAGTAAAGATGGCCTTATAGAAATAGTTGACCGTAATGCAACTATGGGTAAGGTGTTCGACATCATGACCAAGCTAGGTGACCGTCTAGGCTCGCTTAAGACTGCAATGCAGTTAGGGCATAACGCATTTATTGCGCAACGTGCCAAAGAACTCAACGCCCATAACGCCAAGATTGCTCAAGATATTGTTGCAGCAGAAGCTAAAGGCAACAACAAAGCAGTTGAAAAGTTAAGAGAGATGTTGATTACGCATTACGTAACAGACGAAGAAATAGCCGCTGCTGATGAGGCTATGCAAAAGTTCCCTGAACTAAAAGAAGCGTTTAAAACATTTACTGAATATAAAAACAACTTAATTGACTTCTTGGTGCAGACTGGGCGTATCAGTCAAGGTAAAGCTAATGAGTGGAAAGAGGCGGCAGGTTATGTGCCGTGGACTCGCGTCGAAGAAGAAGTCAATATATTTGATGAAAGCCCCGCTTCGTTTAAAGGTGGTATAGCGAATATCTCCAAGTTACGTATTCTAGATCGAGAAGGTAGTCATAAAGAAATTGCCAACGTGTTTGATAACATGATTGGCTTAACTAGCTGGGCGGTTAAAACCGGTATGAATGCTTACGCTTCGCGCCGTATGGCGGAGAGCTTACCTGATGCGTTTGAAATAAAAACTCCCGGGGCACTTGCGGATGCACAGAAACACAAAAAAGATAGGTTAATCTTTTCTTATAAAGACGGTGAGCGCACTGCGTACCTACTGGGTAATGCGTTAGACAGAAGCGCGTTTGCTTCTAACATTGTGACTCTAGGCCCGATATTAAAAACGTTTAGTTTTGCTCAGAGCACCTTGCGTAGCTTCGTTACTCACATGCCGGCGTTTGCTGTTAGTCAGTTAATTCAAGACGGTACCTACCGTGCGATGCTGTTGTCTGGCGTTAAGCACCCGTTCAGCTTGCCAGCTAAGGTAGCCAAGAACTTCATGCATGCTATGGCAGGTAAGGGTATACCGTTGGAACTTGCTAGGATCGGTGTGTCTGGTGTGTATGACGGTATGCCACAACATGCTATAGATCGTGCCCGTGTGAAGTATGGCTTAGAAGAACGCAAAGGGTTTAAGAAAGCTTGGGATAAGTTAGAGAAGTTTTCTCTTGCCGCCGACTTAGCTGTTCGTGCTGCTATCTATGAGCAGACTATTAACGAAACCAAATCCGCTGAGATGCCGGAAGGTGACCGTAGGCTAGCCTTATACCGCGCCAAAGAATACATTAACTTTAAACACGCCGGAGATAGTACGGTTATTGGTACGTTACGCCACATGGTGCCGTTCTTAAATGCGTATATACAAGGTATGGATATCTTGGTTCGCACCATGCGGGGTAAAGGTATTTCGATGGAAGAAAAGCGCGCAGCGCAAAAACTCTTCTTGGCAACTGGTCTCAAAATAGCCGCTATGTCTACGCTCTACGCTATGCTGGTGGGGGATGACGAAGACTACAAAGGGTTAGAAGAGTACGAACGCGATAAGAACTACATCATTCCGGGCACTGGGATAAAGATTCCTGTCGCTCCAGAGGTTGGGTTTATGTTCAAAGTTATCCCTGAGCGTATCGTGCGGTACGTAGTTAGCCAAGGTACAGAACGCCCACAGGATGCAACGGCGTTCTATAAAGGATTTAAGGATGCTTTCGTCAATGCTTATGGTGGTACTAACTTAACCCCACAACTTATTAAACCCTCGTTAGAAGTTTTAACTAACTACTCGTTCTTTACTGGCAACCCAATTGTTGGAATTAACATGGCAGGTAAAGAAGCTGCGCTGCAATTTACTGAAGGCACGTCTGAGTTAGCTAAGTTGTTTGGCATGGTGGGCGTTTCACCATTAAAAGCTGATTATTTGATTCGTGGCTACACCGGTATGCTGGGTGCGTTTGTATTGGATGCAACTGATGCGGTAGCTAATCCAGATCGTATGGGCAAGCCTGTATCTAAACTGCCGCAGCTAAGTACGTTCATGTACGACACTATGGGGCGTGGGTACAAGTCTGAGTTCTACACTTTCCGCGAATCTGTTGACCATGTAGTAAACAGCGTAAACATGTTTAAGAGCGAAGGCCGGATGCAAGAGTTAAAAGAATACCTAACCGAAGACAAAATGAAATTGTACGCTATGAAAGGCGTGGTCAATAAAATAGAAACTCAGTTAGCTATTTTACGTAAATATAAAACAATTATTGCCCATGACCCGCAGATGCCACCAGATTTAAAGCGTGAAAAAACGGATGAGATTTTAAAGCAAGAGAAAGAGTTGCTATTAGCGTACAACGTGCCTAAGTTGCGTGGTATGGCAGGGTTATAAAAAACCCCCGCGCTGGGCGGGGGGAACCTCAGTACCTTGGAGAAGTGAGGAGTTACGAAACAAATATATCACACCGTTCTCCAGACACGCAATCCGTATTTTCCCTTCTCTACAACCGCCTTGCAAACAATCTCCATGCGCAAACGTGTAGCTTCTCGCTTAACGTAGTTCTCTACTTCCCCCCTATTCAAACACGGAATAAAGAAGGAAGTGCCCGGCTTAAATTTCTCCCACTCTATATGGGTCAATAGGTTGGAAAGGAGGAGCATTTAACAGTGTCTCTTTATTTTCAATAAAGCTGGCTATCTTATTGGTATCAAAACATAAGCACATTACATTTAGTGCGATATCAGCTTGTGTACCTGCAAACATACGCTTGCGCTTCTGTTCTACGTAAGCTTTAGACTTTTTGTATGGCTCTAGCACAGCATCGAAGTTCATCTGAAGCTTGGTGCAATACTCTCTGAAAGACCGTGAAGCGATATACAACATGCCGGTATCAGGTTCCCAACGCATTACCAAAGCACCACGTGGCTCACGTATAGGCCCCATCTCAATCAATGTGCGTTTGTCTACATTGCCATTAATTACAAGCATACCCTCCCGATACTGCTGACAGAATGTACCAACGAAATCATCTGCGCTAAACAGAGAATCTTTATTCTTGCGGCGGTTTTCCTTAATCATACCAATCGCAAAATCAAACACCGGCTGGATAGGAATGTCGTGCAACCCTAAGTTCTTGGAGATGATGCCACCCATCAAAGCAATCGCTAACCCAGCAGACCAATACCGCTCGTTGCCTGTAATGTTGGCAGCGCGGTCAATACGTTCCATTAGCTTATCCAGACCATCTACTACCTCTGGCAGGTGCGTCATAACGTATTGCAGATACGGCACTGCGGCATGACCATAGTTGCTACTTAACTTACCAAAGTGTCTCTTGGCTTGGATAGCGTCCATGCTAGTGTCGTTAACTAAATCTACCTCAAGTAGGCGCAGTAATTCTGGCTCAGGAAAACCCTTAATGGTAAGCAGAATATCGCGTATAGCTTTGTTGGAAGAAGACACAGCAGGAAGTTTCCACGTGGTGTTATTAATGCGTTCCACGTTTGCTTTGCCAGACATCCTACCTTTGCCAATACCAGACGTAATGTCGTACACCGTATCGGACATCAACTCAGCCTTCATGTTGGTCAGCTCATCAATCGTTGCCGTGATGTTCTGTAGCACACCAAACCTATGCAGACGGAAGTTGTGCGTATCCTTGTAGGTCATCATCAATGCTTCTGGGTTGCCGTAGATGCTGTTAATGGCATGAAGCAACGTTGACTTACCTGTACCGCCGTTCGGGCTGATCAAATTTAATAAGAAGCCATTTAAGAATCCACCACCTACAAACTTCAATAGCGGCCCACCAAACCCCATGAAGAAAGCAAACGCTCGCATCTCAAGGCCGGGCTTGGCGTAGTGGTTAATAATGTTCTTCCATTCTTGCAAATCACCACGTGTAGCAAACGCAGGTACTAAAGGCAGCGTAGCGGATGATGGAGGGCTGTATTCAAGCGAGTCGTGCTTAACTTCTCTATCCCCAATAATGAATGCGCTGTCATCTGACAACCACCCGAACTGCTTGCGTGATACTTCAGCCTTGCCAATAGCTTGTAGTTCTTCAACCCATCTTGTTGTGTAGTGCATAAGTTTCTCCTGTTTTTTACCCAGCACAGCAACGCCATACTCAGCGATCTTGCCGGTAAATTTGTCTTTAGATATTACTTCTCGTAGCGGCATAATAAATTCACGAACACCATCCTTTGGCAAATGCAGCCGCATCATTACGCACTCACCATCTTCTAAATCATACAAACGCTTGACTACATAAAAGTCATACGGAAACAGCAATTCGTCCTTGTCGTTCTCTTCATCTTTATTTGCTTTGCGGTATATCCCCCCTACGTTGCCACGAAAAAATGGAAACGGATACGCAGGTATTTCATATGTACGAACTTCTTTTGTAATAGGCTCAAGTGCCTCTACTATCTGCGGTGTACCATCCGGCTCAATAATCTCCCGTCCAATCTGAATAGGCGAAGTAAGCTTTAATGGGCAGTCTATACATGCCGCTGGTGCTAGCTTCTTAAATGTCTCACACGTGTATGGCCCCTTAGTCTGAGCCGCCTTCCTAATAGTTGTGCCTTTATCGTAATCAGGGTGCTTGTTAGAAAGTTTATGAATCGCTACTTCAGCATCTACACACTGCTGCGCAATAGATAACCCAGCTCGCCACAACGGTTCTTCTACTTCTTCCTGATTCTCGTAAATGTATTTAAGCTGCGCACAACCTTCATCCTGCAACGACTTTATCAGTATCGTTTTAAACCGGGCCTGATAGTTACCCATCAATGCTAATGTCGTAGGGTCTATCGATCTTTTAAACGGTGGCGTCCCAGCTATCTGAAGCTCTTCTGACACTAACTTTTCACGTATAGCATCGACGCTAACCCGTATCCCATGCATCAGTATCTTGACGGGTTGTGGGTTCTCAATATCTTTAAAGTTCAGTGTGTCCGGTATACGCAAAATACGCGCAACGTCAGCCGTTACTGCTGGGTCAGCATGTAGATTCCGGGCAACACACAGTGCCTTAAGCCCTTCGGCTAGCGGCTTCCATTCAGCTTTAGATAGCGGTTGCTCAACTACCCAGTATGCGTGTATCCCACGCCCAGAGTTAACTACGACTGTAGGCTTAGGTAGCCCAGTAGTCTTAATGAATGCTTTAAGCGCAGTGAGTCCATCACCTTGATCAGCATACGGTTTACCCAACCCACAATCTAAATCAAGAAAGAATGAATTTAGCTGGTCAGCATTGGCGTTGGTACGCCCTGATTCATCCGTAAAAGAAGCTAAAGCAAAGTATGCGTCATATCCTCGATGGACAAGCGCATCTGCGTAACTGTCTATATCTTCAACTGTAGGTACGAATATTTGTTTTGGTGTTTTGTCTTTCTTTAGCCCCATCACACAGTAGTTGCCTGTGGGTGGTAAAACTAGAGAAAGGAAGTCCGTCCTCGATAGCATAGCCGCCTCGTGATTCACCGTCTTTTTAAAATAAGGTAGGCAGGGATAGTGACGGCGAACTACCCTTTTCGGGTGCGCTCCCTAGCCTCCTTAACCCGCGTACTAAGACTTTCGCTTCAACAAATCCTTGACAACCTTTGCTACCGCCTCTTGGTGTGATACAGGAACGTTTGTTACGCCCTTAAACCAATTGTAGATAGTGGCGCGGGTAACGCCAAAATACTCCGCTACGTCCATAGCCGGTATATCTTTTTCTATGCAAAGGTTGCCAAGCACTACGCCTAGCTTTGATGTGTCAGCAGAATTAACAGTCTTAGCAAATCTGAATGAGTAACCACTACTCATTGTCCCACTCTTCCAAGATTTTGCTCACATCCTTCTTGGCAACAGGAGCTTCTTTTTTACTGGTACGTTTAACGGGCGCAACCTCCGCCGCAGGTGTAGCGGCTTCTTCAACTTCTTCAGTTTCTTCTACTTCATCCTTAACACCATCTGTCTGAGCAACTGTCATAGTAATTGCTTTAGTAGCTGCTAAAGATATACCCTGCTCAAGAGCTTGTTCAAACTCTTCGGTCTCCAAATAACGCATAGCCTTAAAGGTTAGCTTAGGAGTTGAGCTTGCTGTATCAAAACGCATTTCAGTAACAACTGAAGTGATAGGAATACCCTTGCTTGCAACCATCTTGGCGTAAGTCTGCAAAGGCCACTTACCATTTTCACCAGCACCAAAGATTGAAGTTGAAGGCAACACAAGCTGATATACATCACCAGCAATATCATTCTCCAACACAACTGCTAAACGCTGCTGGAAACGGCACGAACGGCTATTGTTCTGACCGGAGCCTTTAACGTTTTGTGGGCACTCAGAACACTTCTTAGCTTGTGGGTTCTTCGCCGTTGAATCCGGCGCATCACCTTCAGCAGACCAGCAATCAGGTGTAATAACCACACCCTTTTTATAAACACCCGCATAAAAAATACGTGAGACTTTTGGTGCAGCCGCCACGACAACTACATTCATAGAACGATCTTCATTCTGGGTAACTTCTTTGCCGTTGACCATCATGCGCCATACGCCACCCTCGATAGAGATACGTTTGGAATCACCACCACCGCCACCCATCAGGGCTTTAGTTGTAGCATCAAGTTCCATAGCGCGTAAGTGCGCTGGAAGGTTTTTACTTAATAGAGTTAGTTCACTCACAAATTTCTCCTTATTTACTACGACGAACGACAACCGTATAGCGGCTATCAACATTAAGCCCCGGGGGATGCAAATCGGGGTTATCTTCAAGGAACGTAGCCATGTTGGTTTGCGCGATGCGCTTCTCCAATAAATCCATAGCCCCGTATGCCTCGTATTCTTTTACGAACTCATGAAATGAATACCAATCATTTGTCCAATACCGCTTCTTTACTGATCGCGTAAAGGTACCGAACTCAGTGCGTATACTATCTGCACCAATTGACTTACATGCCTCAAGAAGTTCTTGCTCAATAGACTCTAATGCATCCTTAAGCTTGCCATCTTCTTGCTCGAAGTTGTCTGATAGCTCTTTACGTGCGTCACGTATTTTAATATACGTCTTCACCAACTTATCAGTTGGTATTACTTTTGTTTCTTCCATTTTATGTTCTCCAAGTAGTACTACAACTTCACTCTATACTTATAATTATACACTGTCAATCTTCTTCTAATAAATTTTTATATAAATCTACGACACGCGAATGAATATCAATCTTCGCTTCAAGCATTGCGTACATACGTTTCTCTACAGGGGAGCCTTGCAGATGCACTATGGTGACGGGGTTGCGTTGACCTGCGCGGTGCGGACGTGCGTTACATTGTAGATACGTTTCTACAGACATCACAGGAGACCAATAGACTACTACATTTGCAGCGGTTAATGTTACTCCGTGGGACGCAGCTTGTGGTTGGATTATTAACACTCGTGGATTATCTTCTGTTTGGAATTTATCAAATATTTCCGTACGTCTTCTTGCGGGCACTTCTCCGTTAATAATTGCACAAGAGTAACCAGACTTCTTTAACTCTTCGGTAATTATGTTGATGCTATGTTTATACGGCACGAACACAATCACCTTGTGGCTCGCTTCATCAATAACTTCTTTCAATGCTTCCATTCGGTTAGAGGAATCAAAAGCAATCGTCTCTCCACTATCGGAGTAGACCGCACCACATGAAAGCTGTAGTAATTTATTTAAGTTTGCTGCTGCGTTGACCGTTGTAATTTCTTCACCCGCTGCTACTGCTACCATGTGCTTACGTAAGTGTTCGTAGTATTTCATCTGTTGCGGTGTAAGCGGTATCTGCCTCGTGACGTACGTTATATCTGGTAGGTCGAGACATTCTTTCTTAGTAAATCGTATTGCAGGTTGTAGCACCTGATGTACTACGTCTTCAGAGCGCGGTCTAGGTACCCACTTAAAAGTTGTAATCTTCTGCATTACAAGATCACGGAACGATCCAAAGAACTTAGGTACCCCTGTAGGGTTAACGATTCTAGCTAGACCATACGCATCTGTTGGTGACTGCGATGAAGGTGTGCCCGTTAACATCCATACCCAAGTGCTCGGCTTTATTACGGAGTTCAGAACTTTCCAACGTTGTGTGGAAACAGATTTATAAGCGTTCGCTTCGTCAATAACGATAAGGTCAAAATCTTCTTGTACCACCGCCTCTTTAATAATTGATAGCCCTTCGTAGTTGCATATAACAAACTCAGCGTCACTCTGTACGGCATCAATACGCTTGTCTCTGGAATGACTGTGGGCTACAACACAGGTGCGATGTATTGCAAATTTAAATAAATCGTTTTGCCACGCCGACTGCATGATGGATAGAGGACACAGGATAAGAACTCGCTTGATGATTCCCAACTTCATGAGATAGTCAGCCGCCCATATCACACTACCCGTCTTGCCTGTACCCTGCTCGTTAAAACAAAACGCTCTTCTATTAAGTGTTAAGAATGCGGCGGTTTCTTTTTGATGATCAAAAGGTCTATAAAGACCGGGCCAATCATAGTGTGCAACTATCGGAGAAGGAACGTTTTTAATACGTAGGTTTTTTAATACTTGTGATTCTTCTAGCCCCCACTTGACTAGCACCCTACCATCTTCAAGTATTTTGCTTTTTGGTATAACTTCTGTGATGCGTGTTGGCTCGCGTACTTTTAGTAGCAGAGCTTTATCTTCTATGATTTCCATCTATTCCCCAAGGCAAAACAGGCTAAAGTGAGGTTTTCACTTTAACCAAAAGGTTGTTGGTACCCATCAGCCAAATGGGTAAATCATCTCCGCTTCACACATATCTATAACAAGTACCAACAAGGCTGGAGACTGTTCGCATAAAGCAGCGTGTGTTATCAACAGGAGGAGCAACAAATTGAAACGGAGCTAAACCGTTTCCAGTCCCCAGCCTTCTTGTTACTTCTCGCCCTTCTTGTGCCCGTTACGTGCGCGGTTCTTCGAAGGTGCTTCTAGATAATACCCATCTTTGTTGCTGCCGCCTTTAGCAAGAGCCTTCACATGGGATACATCTTTACCCGTACGATCTACACCCTTCTTGTCTAAAGCACGGCGAGCACGTTGGCGTTCCATCCGGTCAGGATGTTCCTTACGTTTCTTTTCCATCTCATATTCGTGTTTCCACGGTCTAGGACTCTTCGTATAGGGCATAGTAATTCTCTGCGTTATTTAGTTTTACCGTTGTGCAGACAATCTAAAACAGGGCAAAAGTTCTTGCAAGTGAAGTTCGGAATAGCGTTCCACACATTGGTAAGCATAGCAGATTCTAATCTATGGGTCTGTTGCAACCACTTCACCCATCCTTTACTGTCATCGGTCGAATACTCTGCCTTAATGAACTCTTTAGACACCATAAACAATAGCCCAGCTTTGATCTTTTTAACTTCTGGAAAGTGTTTAAATATTGCTAACGACAGTAACTCTAGTTGCCCAGTATCGGCGTACTTTGCAGACTTGCTTGTTTTGTAATCAATAAGGAATGCCCTATCCCCATTAACTATAATTAAGTCTGCAATACCCCGCCACCATGCTTCTTTATCGTTGAAGCCGCACGGCTCAAACTCCCGTGTCAGCCCCATCTCGTATTCGCAATACTTATCGCCTTCTATTGCTATTAGCTTATCCAGTTGCTCTTTAATAAACCCATACTTCTCTGGGATTGGCTTGCCATCCCTCACATATTCTTCAGCGGCTAAGTGTACCGCAGTGCCATATAGCAAGTGCTCCTGCGGGGGTTCTACTATGTCCTTTACTATCTTCAACCGATAGTATTTTTGCGGACACTGCTTAAACAAATTGATACCGCTGTAAGACCATGTGTATTTAACAGTCACCGTAACTCTCCGCCATTCCTGATTCGCAATTCAATGGTAAGCCCTCTGCCCAGTCTGGAGTCCACCGCATACATGTTTCCACATAGGCTCGTGCTTCTTCGGCTTCTTCCTTCTTGGCAATACAGGCCACGGCATCATGCACAGTAAGTACGACTTTATATCGCTTACTGATTTTCAACATCTGCTCCGCTATGACGCACCTTGCTAAAGCCTGACAAAGATTCTCTACCACTTTGCCACCGTAGATTTTAATTACGCCTTTGCGAGTCTTGTAGACGTACTGATCCCTACTGTTTTGCTTTATCTTAGCAAACCCATCATACCGTAAAGGCAATCCGTTCGGAAGTATAAAGCCAAAGTTATCTATATCTACTTCGATAACACCCTTTCTACCTAAAGCGTATGGCTTGTTTGCAAAGATTCGATCTAACGCCTTCGACGATGCCGTCCAAAGTTTTGGAATAGCAGGGTACGTCTCGCGGTAAACCGAAACAATCCGCTGGGCTTCTCCAAGTGAAATTTCCGTACCGAACGTTTTGAGCTGATCTTGAAACTTCTGTGCGCCCATGCCATAACCGGCACCAAGGATGGTAGTCTTCCCAACAAACCTCTCTTCTTTAGTAACGTCATTCTCCGCTTTGGAATAAATGGCAGAGGCCATCTTTTTATACACATCTTCGCCATTCTTAAATGCCTCCACTAAATCGTTTTGTTCAGCCAGCCACGCCAAAGTCCGCGCCTCAATCTGCGCAGAGTCAGCATCAATAAGCACGTACCCTTCAGGTGCACGTATCGCCTTTTTTAATTTACCTGCGTTCTGCCCACGGCTTGGTAAGTTCTGTAGGTTAATCTTGTCATCCCCACCCCAACGCCCAGTGTGAGCAGCGTAATACTTCAACGGCACCGGCATGGCTCCACGTTTAGCGATATCAATGAACCGTTGCGTTCGCGTTTCTTCAAGCGTAGTTTTGTTGCCTAGCCTAGCTGAGACTAGTGCTTGCACCCTTGGATCGGGATGTTCCATTAAATCTTTGAACTTCTCGTCAGTTTTGGCAAACGCCCATGCTTTTTTACCTGTACGGGCACTGAACTTAATAGGCGGCACAACACCTACTCCTTTTAACAACTCAGCGAACCTATCATTCGACATCAAGTCATCTACATTGGCTGCGGCAGCGGCTAACAACTTTTCTTTGCGCTCCTTAACATCTTCTAGGTGCTGCTCCAACAACGGTAAATCCAACTCAAGGATGGGTTCTACAAACATCTTTAGCGTAGCGTCTATAACCTTAAGTTCTGGTACAGGAAAGTCTTGCATAAAAATATCAAACAACTCGTAGCATAGCTCTACGTCGTTCTTACAGTACTCACCATACCTAGCAAGTTCTTCAGGCGTAAAGTCTTTCCGGCGTTTGTCTAACGCATTAACTACTTCATCACCCTTCTTACCAATTTCGTACCTAGTAGCCAGCACCGCGAGGCTACCCCCCGCATCCACTCCGTGAAGAGCACGTGCCATCGAAAGAGTGTCCAACCAACCTTTTGGCGTAACCCCGAAAAGCCATGAGAGTATTGCCCCATCAAACGCGGTGTTGTGTGCGAGGACGTAGGAGTTTGCCCAGTCGAATTCTTTGAAGAATGCCTGTATCTCTTTGTGAGTCCCGCTGAACCATTCCGTTTCATCTTTCCCTTTCTTTATCCCTACGCCTATCACTTCAAAGTCTGGGTGACGTACGTACTCTTCGGTTGTATGTGTTTTAAATCCAAGTGTCTTACCGTAGTAAGTTTCAAAATCGACTGTGATTATTTTCATTTAAATAGTTTTTCCTGTAACGCAATGTGTTGATCCATGTGCGCTTTATGCATGCTTTTATCTATCTCGTCTTGCAGTATTTTCATTGCGTCATTCTGTATTTGGTTCATGGTTAGTAGTGAGCCGCTAACTACACCGGCTCTAGGGTCTACATGCCCAAACAAATCTAATTGACTACCTGCACGCTGATACCCTGCGGGAATGCTATCAGTACGCAACGGGTTTAATAATTCCACACATACATGTTCTTCCACGTTCTTGCGTGTTATAGCAGACAACTTGTCCATGTACGCATCAACTTCTTCTTGAGTGAACACTCGTGGTTTCATAGTGGGGTTGGCCTCGGCAACCATTATGTCGGTCACATCTTCCCACCTAGTATCTCTCCATGTTAGGTTATCAACAAACTCTTTTGGTGCCTGATCCATCCTTTGTATGAGTGCTTCAATAGCGTTCATTTTATCCTCGATAGTGAGTAGTAATAAATTGGTTTCTTCGCCCCACGTTTAGGTAGTACGTAATGCTTGTACACCTTCCGGTCTTTCGCCAACTCTTGCAAATATCTTCTGATGCTGCGTGGGCTTAACTTCATTCGCTTACATAACTGCGGCACTGACAACGCATAATTTCTTCTCAGTAGATCTTCCACATCCAGCTTGCGCCCAGTTAGCGTGTTGACATTCTTAGCCCTTGGCATAACCTCGGTCTCTGTCTATACGCGCTAGTACAGCTTCTACATCATCTATGTTGTCTTCATTAATGACAAGGGTGTAGCCTCCTGCGGTAGCGATCTGAGATAAATTTCTAATCTGTAGTGCTGTAGGTTGGTTGCTCCCCGCCTTACATTCGATACCTAAGAACCTGCCGTGATAACACACTAATAGGTCTGGCACCCCTGATGTACCGTAGCCGTGAGTTGCGGGGGTAACTACGTAAGCATTAACTTCAGACAGTATTTTACGAACCTTATCTTTGACTTTCTTTTCAGGAGTGCTAGCCATGTCATGCCTTTATAAGTTTACGTATCTCTTCGATAGACATACCTGTCTTGTCGTACACCGTCAGTATGAAGTCGCCCGAATAAGGTTTTGTTCCATGCCGAATCTTACTTAACAATGCTGGGCTGACCCCAAGGAATCTAGCTAACGCTAAACTGTTTCCCAGTGCAAATTTCTTTTTTAGGTACGTGAATAACTTAGTTTCTTTTGTCGCTAAATCTCTACTCATCTCTACTCCACAAATAAAATATAACTCCAATGCTTCCAACGGATAATCCAACTCCCATTAGTAAGCCCCCTAATACAGTAATAAATTCAAACGTTTCCATTACCTAATGATCTCCACTATGCCTTCGGTTTCAATCCACACCCTAGCGCCACACGACAACGGTTTGTCAGGTGAGTACACAATCTTACTGTCGCCCTTGATAGATACTTCATGCGCGTAGTCGTTGGACTTGTAGGTCTTGACGGTTAGCACAGGTTCTTTCTGCTCGCTGTTTATGTTTGAGCGTATTTTATGTTGGTTGACATGTATGATTGTTTTCATGGTGTGTCTTTTAAGTAGTTCATCAACTCGGCATTTAGTTTTGCCTGTGCCCATTTCTGTGGCCCACATAACTGCATTAGCGCAAGCGCAAACTGAACAAAATTTTGTAGCTTCTCGAGTTCCACCTCATCCACCTCGCCCTTGCGTATGCTCTCTATTACTTGATGCACACCTATCCGGTTACCGTTGATAACCGCTTCCCAATCAAAATCAAACTTCTTTGGCTTAGGCATTTTTTATAACCAACTATTGTTTAACACGTAAGGGTATTTATTCCCACGCTCTCGTACATCAATCTGTCGTACACCAAGTTTGAGTTTCTTATTCATACGTATAGCTCGGGTAAGCGACGGCGTTGCTATGTAGTTTCTTCCACCACCGTCAGGGAAATCTATCCACCTGCATCTAACGTAGTACAATTTTTTGTGCCGGCACATCATTTGTTCTTCTCCTTTAGCTTGACTTCAATCGCATTAGAAATGTCGTCAAACTCATAATGCGCTTGCTCTCGTATTTCATCTCGCTCATCATCCGTCAGCCCTACCCACGCTCGTGGGGATTCTGTTGGTTCTGTGTCCGAAGTTTGTATAATCCTTTCGGACGTGCGGATTTTCTTCCCCTCGTCATAGCCGTTCAGCCATGCCTTAGCTTCCCCTGCTGTGTATTCTTTATCCATTGTTGTTTTCCTTTACCTTCTCTTTCAACAACTCACTTAAACCTCTTTCTCTTTCTGTTCCAAACCCTAAGCATACAGACGCTACATCACGTATTGTTTGTTGCTGTGTTGTTGTTTCAATCTTAAAAGTCTCAACCCACTCGCCGTTCACCCAATCTGATATTGATATTCTTCTCACTCTAAATTCATCCATAATTTTTCTCCTTTAATTTATCTTCAATGGCGCGAATCCATTTATGCGCAATGGTTACATTCCAATCAGAGTCGGTGGGTTTGACCCCGGTGATTTCCATAACCTCTTCAAGGGTCAGCCCTACCCATTCTTTCCTTATGTCGTGCGATGTTTGATCCATCATTACTGTTCTTGCTAATGCTTCGCAAGTTTTGCAGGGTGTTGGTGGTAGATGTTCAAGATGGTTCTGCGTCTTCCAACCCATCGCATCGCTATAGCCTTTTTGGTACGCTGCTTCATACGCACGATTCATCATTTCTAATGCGTTCTTCAAGCGGTGAAGTTCAAGCTCAAGTTCTTTTATGCCGGACATTATTTGCGTAATTTGATCTATCATGTGTTCTTCTCCTTTAATCCATCTTTTGAAATGTCACGCATCTGCTCAACAAGTCGTACTAGATACGCTTCTGCGGCTGTTTCGGGGATCGGTATTCCTTCACTGCCAGCCCACACCTCGTAGATTTCATACAACTTATCTCTTAATTGGTTGCGCTGCGCTTTAATGCAAGCGTGTCGGTCGCAGTAGTACCCGCAACTATGTATGTCTGTGTCGCTCACAAATCCTCCCCGTTTTGTTCGGCTTGTTTGTTCATGTTGTGTAGTCCCCTTGCTCGGATTTGATCTGCCAACGTTGTCCTTGGCATGCCGTTACAACACCAATACTCTGCTATGTCGGCACAATCTTTGCGCTCTGCTGCTGCGACTAGGTTGGCAAATCTTTCAATAGCTGCGTATTCTCTATCTTTATGCGCCCACAGCTCTGATTCTTCTGCTAGGCGCACAATTTCTTCTTCAGTCATCCCTGCCCCTTGTGCGTAGTGCGTTAGCCCCCGCAATCAAACCCATAACCCATGTATCTCTAACAGGAACCAACGTAGTCTTTGAGAAGTCTTCTATTAGTTTGATGCACGCTTTGCGCTCTGCTGCTGCGATTAAAGCTGCAAAGCTTTTAAGGTCTTCATCGTCCATCCTAAATTCCTCTGGATAGCGTTCAGGCGTATAAGCGCCAGCTTCACGCGCCATGCGGATAATTTCTTCTCTGGTCATTTCCACTCTCCGTATATGTCTATCAAACCGAGCTTGACCTTGATGCGGAACACCAACATCTTCCACCACGACTTTGACATTTCATTCATACGTCTTTGTGTAGCTACCAACTCACACATTGTTTCTGTGTGCAGCATGGACAGTCGGTTGTACGCTAACTCTAATTTTTCATAGTCCATTATTTGTTCTCCTATACGTGTTTTTGTATTGCTAGTTGATATCCCGCCATGCGAACGGTGCACTTTTCGGCAAACGCTAGAGTAAACAAATCGATAGCGGTTTTGGGGCGGTGCAATAAATCAGGAATCCCTGCCCATAGATAATCGTCAAACAACATGATGCCCTCTGGGCGCAACAAATTAAACGCCATACATGCGTCAGTTAAAACGTCAGGGGTTGTGTGGCTACCGTCAATGTAAATAAAATCAAAGTCTCCACTCCAACCATCATCAATCAACTTAGCTAATCCTTGGTAGGATGTATCTTGAATAATGCGTATTTCTTGTTTATCCTTTCGGACTTCCTCTACATTATCTTCAAACGTCTGTCGTAGTTCAGACAAATTTAAACCTTCGTGTTCTTCACCACCATCAAATGTGTCAATGACTTGGATTACCCCGCCTTCGTCTAACATATTTTCTAACATCCAACACGTAGCTCTACCTTCAAAACAACCTATCTCAAGAATAATTTCAACCTTTTTAAGTTCGTTTTTTACTGCATAGAAGTTGTTGATGTTGCGAGTAAACCAATCTTGTGTGAATTTCATTTTGCATCCTTGTATATGCGAATAGGAGACCCACTAAATCTATATGTACCTGTATGTGTTAATGCAACCCACGGCGCAATGTGAATTTTGATACCCGCTTCACTACAAAAATAACAAAAAGAATAATCCTCTGACATTTGCCTATTTGTTTGTGGGTGTTTTATTACCTGAAAGTATTCATACACTGGGTCTAGGTTGTCATCTAAATACGTACCTACAGTATTTTGTATTCGCTCGAATACACTACGCTTGATTAATACAAACCCTGTACCTACTGCCTTTACTTCAAACGGTTCGGTTGCTTTTACTTCTTGTTGGATCGTATCGTTCAACATGTGGACTACCATGTCTCCTGTAAATTCTTCTAGTCGATCCTCTGGTATGCCTTGCTCTACTGCGTCTTTAACTTTATTCCATGCGATCTTTTTACGTGGGTACACCCCTGCAATGATGTCTACGTTAGCACCTAACATGTACAGAATATCTTTAGCTTCAAATCCAATATCGGCATCAATGAACATTAAGTGCGTTGCCTCTTCGTCTTTCATAAAGATGTCGGCTAATTGATTACGCGCCGATTGAATAAGGCTGTTGTTCATAACAAATTGAAACGCCACGCTAACACCATTACTCGTTAGCTGTACTGGAACGTGCATCATTGATCTAGTGTATTCACCTGTACACATGCCACCATACATCGGGGTTGCAACAATAATTTTTGGTTTGTATTCTTTATCCATTATTTGTTCTCCACGTATACAGCTTTAGCTTTGTTCATTTCTTCTTGCATAACGTCTATCGATGACTGCAAACAAAACGTATACAACGTTCTATCTCCGTTAAACAAACATAAAACAATCGCTGGTAGGTTAAACATTTTTACGTAATTCCTACATGCTTCTAGGTCTTCGTATGTGTGCATAAAATTAACTTGTTTTGGGTTATCCATTAAATTCTCCTCTGGCATACAAATGCCTCATGGTTTACACGAAAGACTCCTGCGTACTTGCAGTCACCAACTACTCTACCTTCAACCTGCACCTGCCCTACCGCTAGCCCAACAAAGAACATTACTACCGCCGTTAACGACTTCGCCCAAACGTTATTAACCCACGTGACGATTTGTTTATAGTTAAAGGTTTCAATACTCATAGTCATTCCTTGGAATTTTTTTGTTGGTTATGTACGAACCCGACCACTGCGTACTGCATGGCATATGATGGAAAACACGATTAGCTAACTTGGGGTCAATGTCTTTACCATTGTTATCCGTTTTAAAAAAATACTGTGGGGCAAGAAGCTTCACCAACTTAATAGCGTCGTTGATTACTTCTGGGTCTTTTGTTTCTGCTGCTGCTTTAAGTTTGTGTACACAATTAGCGGGTAACATTACTTCTCCTTTTATTTAAGTCCTGCTGCTTTTTTTAATGCTTCGTTTTTTGCTTTGGTTGCCGCCATTTTTTCTCGTTTAGATTTTCTTGCTGCAAGTTCTTTATCGCTGATCCATTCTATTATTCCATGACCGGCGACCCACGACTGAAACATATGCCCGATCATTGGGTTAGACCAATTTATTTCGGCGGCGACTTCCGTTTGAAACCAGTTGCTAAACTTTTCTCTCGACACAGTGAATGGGGTTAACGCATAGGCGCGGCGTTTCTTTAATTCAATATCGCTAAGGATATTTGATGGGCTGACTGCAACATTAGGCATGATGTGTTCTCCAAGTTATGCTCGAGCAAATACATCGAACAGTTTATTTATAAAAGTTTTATTCTTACCATCGTCCAACAAAAGGTCTTGCACAAGCATCTCTTCAGGTGTGAACTTCTCCCACTTATGTTCAGGTATAAAAAGTTTACCGATCTCTGGTGGTTCTTCTTTAATAAACTTTCCTGCTTTTAACATGAGTCTTTCTCCTTTAGCTTATCTGCATCCTCTTGAAACATACGTATGTAATACACATCACTAGTCATCCTGCGCCCTATACCTTTAACGTCTGTATGTACTGGGGCGAGCATTAGTAACGACAGCTTCTCTCTAATCATCTGTTCAAATAGTTCAGTTGAGTACGGAGGTTTAGAGAGCCACTCACCTGCGCCACCATACGTAAGCACGATAGACCCATCATGTTTCCTCTGTACTCTAACCGATACAAAGTGAGTAGCCCCCCACTTATCAAAGCTGAATTCCCCCCTGTCAAGATTCATTATACATTCCCTTTGGAAACACGCTCAGACATTTTTAATACCCAGAAAGTTTTAGAGTCCACGCGCAGACCCACCTCGGGGATAGCCTCACCATCCTTCAACATCTTTAGGAACGCCACTTTCCCCCGGGTATCTTCCGGTAACGTATCGAAGCTTGTGTACACTTGTTCTTTGGGGGACGCATTGTTATCAAACAAATGAATGCCATCATCCCTATAGCTAACAAATATCTGGGCTACCTTTGCGTTCTCGCGGTACTCATGTTCCTCATGGTAGGCGAGTGTCTGCTCTGCAATGTTTCTAAATTCTTGTGTCACAAAGTTAACTCCCAATGCTTTCAAGTTCTTTAACTCTTTGACCATTGCCATATGTGAACTACCTAACTGACGCAGTGGTTCCTTTACCTTCGCATCATTCTCATAACGCCACCCACGTAGGTGTTCACGTACAGGCTTGTTGTAACTCATGGCAATAGACTCTAGTGTGTAGGGTGTGATCATAGACAGCATCAGCTTCACCACCTTCTTAGGGTCAGTCGTTCTCTTTGACCAACGTTCATCAAGTGTCTTGCGGCGGGGTGATACTTCTTCCCTACCTGTGATGACGTACACCAGTCGGTCTTTGTTATCTACTTCTATACGCAACTTACCTGCGTGTTCACGGTCATAGTTGTTGTCCCAAAAGGCAACGCCCTTGTTGTATGTCTCTTCACCGCGCATGACCTGACCACCATGTGCAATCATTTCAAACGGGTGCTTGCTCTTCAATAAGAATGTATTAACTAAGTCGCGTATCGCGGGGTGTACTTGATCTATTGTAAGTGTGAGCATGATAGGTATGATCTTTCTAGAGGTATCTAAATTTTTTAAAATAGGAAACATATCGTGGTGGGGGGACAAGCCCCCCTGTAATTAGAATGAGAATGCTTTGAGTATGCTATCTACTTCCGACTTCAATGCAGCACGTGCACCGTCATCTTCACGTAGGTCGTCCGCAGTAACACCGAACATAGCGTCCTCCAGTTTGCGTCTAGCTTGCTCGAGGTTAGGGTCATCCGTCACGTTAAGCTTAGTCAACAACCCACACAACTCAACAGCGTTGTTAACCAATGAATCACGGAATACCTGCGAGTACATCTCAGTGCCGTTCTTCAACACGCGAGGCGTAGGTAAGTCAGCTAACTTGGTAGACATGTGGCTCAGGCATTCGTGCAGACGTGTCCAGATATCTTTCATAGCGTCATTCAGACGGGTGTTCACATGCTGTTCAGCTTGCGCTTGCAACTCGGCGATAGCCTCATCTGTTGCTTGGATACGGAAGTCACCCGCCGTTGGTACAGGCATGAACACATAATTGAACTTAAACTTATTCTCGATTGACTCCAGATCAGGATAGTCAGCACGATTGAACAATGCCCCCAACTGGAACGCCGCCGCTGTTACCAACGTAGGATACTCTTTCTTAAACTCACCAACCGCAGCCCAATAGTTCCGCTCGAACAGACCAGACAACGAACGCTTGTAGTCAAAGAAGTTTTTCATAGGCAAGAGACGCGAGCCACCATCTGACCAAGGCATTGTTTGCTCGTAGTGCCACACCCGCGCAGCCGACACGATCTTCTGTACTGCATCAAGCTTGTCGCTACCTGCCAATAGATGTTTGTGGTAGTTGCCACCCTTAGCCTTCGTACCTTTAGCCACATCGATTTCACTCGACACATTTTTATCTAGCTTGCGACCAGTCCACGCACCGATGTTTAAGTCAACAAGAATTGCAGCATTTTGAATAGCCATTTTGTTTCTCCAAAGTTAAAGTACTACTTTATGTTTTAGGTTTTGCTTAGACTGCTATGTGTACCGAACGACCCACCGCCGACTTGATACGCCTGTCAGTGATACACCACAAGGTAGGTACATCCCAACCCTTACCCCATGACGATACCTCACCGTCAGTCAGCATCACCACTGCATCAGGACGCATCTGCTTCTCTTTCATGTAGTCAACCACACACTGCGGATCAGTACCACCACCACCTTTTGGACTAGCTGAGAGTAACAACCCTGCGTATGAGTTCTCGTCATACGTCTCATGCCGCGCTACACCTGAGTCCCAATACATGACGTCCACGATCTCAGGACGCACAACCTCACACAAGTTATTGAGTGCCGCCATAAAGCTAGACAACACACCGCTACCGAATATCGAACCTGATGTATCGATACCTACTGCTAACCTACCGATGCGCTCAGTGATTAAGCTTGGATAGATAATGTCCGACTCCATCCTGCGTCTGTTGCGCTTGCGGTATGTCGGGGTCTCCGAGCCACTGCACAATGAAGTCACGTGTTCTTGCAACTCATCCTGCCAGTTAACCACCGGAGCCAACGTAGCCTCGATAGCGTGGGGCAACTTACCTTTCAGACGCTCGGCGTATATCTTGCCCTGTCTTAACGCTTGATCGATTTCCTCTGAGAGCTGTTCTTGTTCCTCGTCCGATAAGGCGCTCGCACCGTCCCAATCATGGTGATCGAGGCTTTCTTGTCCAGCACCCGCACCGTTCGCGCCCTGCCCTGCTTTGCCATTACCGTGTTCCTGTCCATTGTCCTTCTCCTGTTTAAGTATGGCGAACACCTCGCCTGTATCCATGCCACGGAAACGCTTGTCCAACAAACCGCCGGTAGGTATCTTGATATCTTTCTCCGATGGGTCGATCTCCCAGATCATTAAGTTGTTGACGTAGTCGCTCGCCATGTTGGCAACCTTGGGGTCTTTATCATATAGATGTCTCCACGTGAGCATGTCCCGCTTGGCTTTGTGAAACACCTCATGCAACTTCAACCCGCGCACCTCCGGCTCAGTCAACGTATTAAGAAAGCCACGACCGTAGTACTCATCACGTCCATTGGTTGCCGCAGTAGGTGTGCTGTCGTTCACCTCGATCTTGCCCATCAACATGATCCCTGATAGAGCGCAGACCGGCGGGTATTCCATCAGCCACACCGTGGCACGTGTTAGTTTTTGTTCTGCTGTAAACATATGTCCCCCTGATTAAGAAAACATCCACTGATTGTCCATCGCCCACTGACGGAACGAAGCGCATTGAATACCTGTCTTCTGCTTGTCCTCAGATGCGATGACGCAACGCCCGAACATCGCTTGCCATTCACTACCCATACGCTGCATATAAGTCACGAACGCCTCGACTGTCTCTTTCTTTAGGTTCGCCACCAACTGCTGCACCATCACACAATGCGCTACTGCATCACCGACTGGGGGCATATCCGCACCGCTTGGGTTATTCACGATTGATAGTATCGATGGCAACTTATCTTTGATCATCAAGAACGCCGCGAAGTCACGAGCAAACGACTCACCTGCTGCACCTGCTAACAGTTTCATAGTCAGGCTGTGCCCCAACGCATCACGATCCTTCACAATGTCAGACGCAGCATGTGCACTACGTGGACAAAAATATAACTCTGCACCTCTGGTCGGATGAAACGCATATGGGTTAGACCAATCCTTGTCGTTCGGGCAATCACGATAACTCTCCAGTGCATGCGGGTTCCGCGCCACCCAAGCCACCACCGCCGGATCGAAATCATTAGACAACATGAACGAGCCGAATGAGTCAGGCTCCACCGAACCATCAGGATTGAACCCCGACTCAGGCTTTTTGATCTCGACAATCACCGCACGACTACGTGCATGGGCTGGCAAGAAGTCACCGATACCATCGGCTGTCAGGTTAGTTGTCGCGTACACAATTGAATCTGGGTGCAGCATGCGGTCACCTAGTCGGCGGTCAAAGATTACAGTTAGGATCACGTTCATCACGCCCTTGGGCATCTTGCCGATCTCATCAAGTAGTAACAGGATGGGCTGCGTTGGGTCGAAGTCGAACATATCTAGGAACGCCTGACGCGCCACCTTCTCGCCGTTAGCCTTGTCTTCTAGATACATAGCCCAGAAATCGCCTTGATCCAGTAGCCGAGCACAATCCACCGTGATGGCTTTATGCGTAGGAAACTTTGAAGCTAGTGCCTTAAGCGTCCATGACTTGCCGATACCCGGCTCGCCCCTCGCAATGATAGTGCGCTTGCTACCTACTGTTGCCACTGCTGTGACAAGTTCTTTCAGGGTGATGCGTGTTGCTGTGTTTACTTGTGCCATGATTGTTCTCCAAGTTTGAAAGGTAAAGTACTACTTGAGGTTTGCTGTTGCTGTTCTGGTGCGAGATCCTACTTAGTTGTTTTGAATTCGCCACACCAGAACATATTATAGGTTAATGGTTATACACTGTCAAGGGGGGTAGCCCCCTACAGTACGGCGAGATACTTACTCAGCACATCGAAGTCCTCTTTCGGAATCTCTCTGCAACCACCATCAAATACCAACGTGCAGTCGCACCACCACCCATCCTGATCCTCGTCCCAATCATCCTCACCAGAGCCGCGCCACTCCATCGCTTGTGTTTTGGCATACTCATGCGGGTCACCCTCCGTTGCAAACAAATACTCCGATGAATACTCAAAGTCCCCGTTACGCTCTTCAACCTTGCTTAAATAATATTTCATCTCACACTCCCTCAAAAGTTACTAAGTACGCCACAAAGATAGCCATCGCTACCATTACCCAGAATAAAATCTCGTCCTTGTGCATCATGACAATGCCTCCTCATAAACCACTATAGAAGTGGCTTTAATGTCGCGAATAATTTCGTAGTCATGCCCATCGCCTGTGCCTATCTTCGCCGCTTGAGCCATTGCATCCCCCATGTGTTCGGCTTCCACGTAACCCCAAACCGATACCTCGCACAGTATTATTTTCTGCACTTTAAATCGTTTCATTTCCCACCCCCTTCGTTTAATAAAACACCAACCATTGCACCCGCGAACACAAGCGTTGCTTGTTGCAAGTACCGTCCGTCTGTATCCAGACCCCAAGCCACCATTACGCAAGCGACTATCGTTGTTAGCACTATCCAGATATTGTCGTTGTTCATTTCACCACCCTCCATCATCAATGTTAGACGCATCAAATACCGCAAGTAATGCACCTGTTGGGTCATAGCATGACCACCGATTAAATAAATGACTACCCTTGTAGTCCCAGATAGCGCACATGTCGCCATCTACTGTGAACGCCCAACTATTCACGACCTTAGCCGGATCGTCCTCTGCATTGGGTGTAAAGCCCAGACGCTTCTCGATATCCCACTTGGTCAAACCCTCTAGCCCACCCGTCCTGTAGGAACCATTAGGTATGCTATCGATGGGCTTGATCTTAGGTAGTGACGGCGTGAATTCCTCCACGTTTTCCATATAATCCACCACCGCGCTCAAAATTTCATCCAGTACGGATGCATCTAGGTTATGCATTGCTTCAATTGATCTCATGCTCATGATTGTTCTCCAAGTGTTACCTGTATTTGTTTTTGGATGCGCTTTAGTTCTTCATCTGACAAGTCAAGTTCTTGGGCTATCTCATCAAAGCACATTGCCAACCCAACCCTCGCCACCTCTAAAATTGTTGTCATATCTACCAACTGATCCCGATACGCATTGCGCTCACGCAAGATATTTAAAAACTCCCGCTCTTCATTGTTCAATATAGCCATGTTATTTCTCCAAAGTTAAAGTACTACTTTATGTTTATTGGGGGGGGGCGGAACCCCCCTTCCGCTTTACGCCGCGATGGATGCAGCAAATCGATTCTTGAGTGAGCCATGCACAATGATAGTCACGCTTGCCTTTTTGCTATCGATGCCACCCGAACACGCCATGCAATCCTCGCATGTCAAACGCTTACCTTGTTCTTCACTAGCAGGGCAGGGCATCTCTGTTTGCTTTTCCAAACGCCCTAGTTGTTTGATATCCACGCCATCATCGCCACGAACCCTAAACGTGCGCCAACCTTTTGATCTAGCCAACCGCATCTCGGCGAGTGTATCCACCGATGCCATGCACCACTGTTTCACGTGATCCGCTTTACCACTTGCCCATTGATGGGTATAACCTGTATGACCCGATGCAAATTGAAGTAAATGTGCCCACACATACGCCGGAACCGCCGCCGGATCGCCATACGTACCGAGCCTTACTTTTCTATGTTTTGCCGCACGAACCGCACCACCCAAATCCTCTGGATAAATCCCACGCATCACGCCGTCCATCACACTACGCGCACCTTGTCCCAGATTGACATAGCACGAGCCGCCCATACCGCGCCGGTGCTTACAATCACCACACACTGAAACATCATCTAGGTTGCGCGCCGATTCCACTGGACTAAGCCCATTATCAGCCATGATGTACGTTTGCACGAGATTGCCTGTTTTGCCATTTTTTGACTCGCCTGTTATTGCCACCACTACGATGGGCTTACCATCTAGCAAGCTTGCACCACGATAAATAATGTAGCCCGAGTATTTCTTGAATTTGAATTTAGGTTTTTTAATTGTCATGCTATTTCTCCAAAGTTAAAGTACTACTTGATGTTTGCCTTGCTGTTTTTGCTACTTCGTTTTGTTACTGTGACTACATTATGGCATAGTTGTTTCCCTTTGTCAAGTACCCTATTGTTTATGCCGGTATTTTGTTGTTTGTTCGCTATTGTTCCGTAATGTTCTGCTAGATGTTATTTGAAAAAAGCGAGGAAACATGCGGGTTTTGATGGTGTTTTTGCCCTTTGTTCACTGTTCCGTGATTTGAGGGGTGTTTGGCGAAAAGCTCAAACGATTTCGCACACGTGTAAACAAGTTTTTTCTGTGTGCTTTAAAAAATAAAAAAACTTTCTGATTACCCATTTTGACGGAACAAATGGAACATTACTAAATACTATATATAAATATAAATATAATCTAATAAAAACAAAGGGTTACAGAGTGCTAAACTTCAAAAACCGTGTTCCGTCAGACGGAACATTACGGAACATTACTGAACAAGTTCCGTTCGTCAACACAAAACTTAAAGTACTACTTGATGTTTTGCCCTATATTTGTAAGTTTCGTGTCAGGATGAGCCAAAAAACAGATCCCAGCCCTTGCGTGAACAATTGACATTTAAATAACTTGACCTCTCTCACTCTCTCACACTACGCGATTCTCTGGGCAACTTCGTTGCCTCCCGCCCGCCCTCTTACTACAGACACCAGTTCCCAACGGGAACCATTTTGATGGGCGAAAAAAAACCCCGATTTCTCGGGGCTTAGTGAATCGGTACTGCTTAGAACTGCTCGGCTGTGCCGTCGAATTCAGCAATTGCATCAGTGAGGTATGATGCTAAATCAGCAAGTGAATCAGACTGTCTCATTTTTTCAATGAATTCGCGCATTTGCTTTGCAGCTTGTTTAGCAGTCGCTTTTCGCGGCAAGGAAAGAACTATTGTTTTCTCGTCATCCTTTGCTGGCTTAGTCACTACCTTGATTTCGACTGGCTTGGCTGCTTCGACTGGCTTGGCTGCTTCGACTGGCTTGGCTGCTTCGACTGGCTTGGCTGGCTTGACCGCGTCAGTGGCTTTCGGTGCGTCATTTTTTGTTACTGCCTTTGCTGCTTTTTTCTTTGCTGCCGCTTTTACTTTGCTGGCATTCTCGGTATAGTCCTCGCCGGTCTCAACTGCTTTACGGAAAGCAGAGAGAATTTGCGCCATTGAAGCCTTTGTAGCGGTCTTACCTTTGAATCGCTCTGCTAGAAAAGCTTGAGCGTAAACGCAAGTGCGAGCCTGACCAATTGTAACCTTGGCATCACGCAAGGCCTTACATGCATCGTTAATCAAATCGCGCATGTTGCGCGCAACTAGTGCGGCTTTACCGGCTTCTCTTGCGATTAAGATATTAGCATCAACCTTTGCTGCTACTGCTTGTGCCTTTGTTGTCATTTTGATTCTCCAAGATTAGGTTTAATTTAACTACTTTGTACTGCAAGGCAAATACTATCAAATCAAGTGACGATTGTCAAGTAATATCAAACTTAAAGTACGTACTTGATGTTTTCTGGCATATCGTGACCCTACCCCGCCCCGACCCCCCAAATGGCTATGAGACTCCCCTCCCCCCGCTGCGCTGTGTTTTACACATCAGACTACATTTATTTTTACTTCACATATCAAAATAACAACATAGCACCCTCCCCCTTGCATTTTCTAAAATGATATGTATACTTCGCGCTAGGAAAAGGCCCCCCTATCAAAATCTTTTAGGTTCCATATGGTGGGGGTATATATTTTTTGCCGTCGGTGTGGTAGGACACGCAGCCTGACAAGGGAAGGTAAGTTGGTGCAAATCCAACACGGCAAACCAATCTGTGGAAGCAGAACAACACAATTTAGATATGCCCCTAATCATCACACCAGAGATAGGCATCCCACTACCCATCGACGTTACGCCGGAGGAGATAGAACAATTCCGTGAACGAGCCAAAGCTGCTTGTGCCACACTAAAAGAATTGATGGATGCAGGTGCTGAGATCGAGATCACTCCAGAAGATAGCCGTCAGGCTAGAGAACTTCTTGTCGCAGATAAGCCATTTAAAGTAAGCAAGACCAGCCCCGGTGCAATACTTAAACTAGAGTCATTGCTAACTGAGTACGACCATGAGTTCTTGGGGGCAAATCGTCGTATTGCTAATTACGTAACTAATAGACTGTTAGAAGAAACGGTTGATGAAGATGCTCGTGTGCGCTTAAAGGCGCTAGAGTTATTAGGCAAACGCCGTGGGGTTAACTTGTTCTCCGAGCAGATGGAGATTACTGTGCGCCAGAAGCCAACAGAGGACTTAGAGGTAGAATTAGCTACATTGTTAGAGAAGTATATGGGTGAGGCTGATGTAATACAAAATGAGCCACCTCCGATTATTGATTTAGATGCAGAACTTGGACCCGAGCCATCATTTGATGAACCAACAGATACTAGAGACGCTGAAGACGAACCCGAAGCTACTGACGACATTACCTGAAGAAGTACAAAGGAGAGCGCAGGAGTTATTGGAAGAGCTAGACGCCCGTAAGGGGGCGGAGAGAGCGCGTACTCACTTCATGGATTTTGTAAAACAAGTGTGGCCTAACTTTATTAACGGGGCACATCACATTAAGATGGCTCAAGCGTTCGAAAGAGTAGCTAATGGAACTTGTAAACGTCTTATTATCAATATGCCACCTCGCCATACCAAGTCTGAGTTTGCTTCTTATCTCTTACCAGCGTGGTTTTTAGGTAACTTTCCCCACAAAAAAGTCATCCAAACGTCCCATACTGCTGAATTAGCGGTTGGTTTTGGTCGAAAAGTGCGAAATTTAGTCGATCAGGACGTGTATAAGAACATTTTTCCGTCAGTTGAACTGCAATCTGACTCAAAAGCAGCGGGTCGATGGAACACAAGTAAGGGTGGTGACTACTTTGCGATTGGTGTAGGCGGTGCTGTGACAGGTAAGGGTGCGGATGTACTGATTATTGATGACCCGCACAGTGAACAAGAGGCGGCACTCGCCGAAATAAACCCAGAAATATACGATAAAACGTATGAGTGGTACACATCAGGGCCTCGTCAGCGTCTTCAGCCGGGTGGAGCTATTGTTGTAGTAATGACACGCTGGTCAAAGAAGGACTTAACGGGTCAGGTGTTAAAAGCTGCGGCTCAACGCAGTGGGGAAGACTGGGAAGTCATTGAGTTTCCTGCAATATTGCCGAGTGGCAGACCGTTATGGCCTGAGTTTTGGAGTATTAAAGAATTAACCGCCCTCCGTACGGAACTTCCTAACCAGAAGTGGATGGCGCAGTATATGCAGAACCCGACATCTGAGTCGGCTGCTATTGTTAAGCGTGAGTGGTGGCAGATATGGGAAAACGACGACCCACCGTTTTGTGAATGGGTATTGCAGAGTTGGGATACGGCGTTTGAGAAAAGCAACCGGGCTGACTATTCAGCTTGTACGACGTGGGGAGTGTTTTATCAACCCGATGATGCTGGGATAACTCAGGCAAACATCATTCTATTAAATGCGTTTCGGGACAGGATGGAGTTTCCTACGCTAAAGAGAAAAGCGGTGGAAGAGTATAAGGAGTGGGAGCCTGACTCAATCATCATTGAGAAAAAAGCCTCTGGTGCACCACTAATATATGAGATGCGGGCGATGGGCATACCTGTACAAGAGTTCACGCCGTCAAAAGGGAACGATAAAATCTCACGACTGAACGCTGTGTCAGACATATTTGCTAGTAAACGAGTGTGGATACCGAACACTCACTGGGCTGAAGAAGTGGTTGATGAAGTAGCGTCCTTCCCCGGCGGGGATCATGATGACTATGTGGACTCGGTGTCTATGGCATTGATGCGGTTTAGAAAAGGCGGCTATATCAGGACAGTTAATGATGAGCCGGAAGATATCAGAGAATTTAAACGCAAGAGAGCGTATTACTAAGGATGAATCATGGCAATAGATAAAGCACTAAACCAAGCCCCGATGGGTTTATCGGATATGAACGATCCGACCCTAGATGATGGAGCGATAGAGATTGAGATTGAAGACCCAGAAGCCCTTGATATTCATGCGCCGGGGTTTGATTTCCATATGGAGAAGGACGAAGAGGATGATGAGTTTAGTGCCAATTTAGCAGAAAAAGTATCTGAAGATGTCTTAGCGACTATTGCAGGGGATTTGATAGGCGAGTTTGACGAAGACATTGCTAGCCGTAAAGACTGGATGCAGACGTACGTTGATGGCCTTGAGTTGTTGGGCATGAAGCTTGAAGAACGTTCGGAACCGTGGGAAGGTGCTTGCGGTGTGTATCACCCGCTCTTAGCAGAAGCTTTGGTTAAGTTCCAGAGTGAGACAATCATGGAGACGTTCCCTGCGGCTGGCCCAGTTAAAACACAAATCGTAGGTAAAGAAACGCCAGCAAAGAAAGCCTCAGCCGAGCGCGTACAGAATGACATGAATTACCAGCTTACTGATGTGATGACTGAGTATCGTGGCGAGCATGAGCGCATGTTGTGGGGCTTGGGTTTATCTGGTAATGCGTTTAAAAAAGTGTATTTTGACCCATCGTTTGACCGCCAAATGGCTGTGTTTGTACCGGCAGAAGATGTGGTTGTGCCCTATGGTGCGTCTAATTTAGAGACATCAGAGCGTGTAACGCACGTTATGCGCAAGACAGAAAACGAGTTAAAACGACTGCAAAACGCAGGGTTCTATAGAGATATTGATTTACTTGAACCTGTTAATGTATTGGATGAAGTCGAGAAGAAGATCGCGGAGAAGATGGGGTTCCGCGCAACATCCGATGATCGCTACAAACTCTTAGAGATGCAGGTCTATCTTGACTTGGAAGGGTTTGAAGACAAAGATGAAAATGGTGATGAGACAGGTATAGCATTGCCTTACATCGTCACTATAAATAAATCTTCGCAAGAAATATTGGCTATCCGCCGCAACTGGGAACCAGACGACAAACTAAAACAAAAGCGTAATCACTTTGTGCATTACGGCTATATCCCCGGTTTTGGTTTCTATCACTTTGGTTTGATCCATTTGATTGGCGCGTATGCCAAGAGTGGTACATCGTTGCTTCGTCAGTTAGTTGATGCGGGTACGCTATCTAATTTGCCCGGTGGTTTAAAGACCAAAGGCATGCGCACTAAAGGCGATGACACACCGATTTCTCCCGGCGAATGGCGTGATGTGGATGTAGCGTCAGGCACCATACGAGATAACATTCTTCCACTTCCATACAAAGAACCAAGCCAAGTATTGATGGCGTTGATGGACAAGATTGTGGATGAAGGTCGTCGCTTTGCTTCTGCTGCTGATCTGCAAGTTAGTGATATGTCGGCTAACTCCCCAGTGGGTACAACACTGGCTATGTTGGAGAGAACTCTTAAAGTGATGAGTGCGGTTCAAGCGCGAATTCACTACGCTATGAAACAAGAGTTCCGTCTGCTCAAGACAATCATCGCTAACTACACACCAGAAGATTATGAGTACGAGCCAACAGAAGGTTCACGCCGCGCTAAAAAATCTGACTACGACAACGTAGAAGTAATTCCAGTATCAGACCCTAATGCCGCAACAATGGCGCAGAAGGTAGTGCAGTATCAAGCAGTCATGCAAATGGCGGCACAAAACCCACAGATATACGACCAAGTAGAACTTAACCGGCAGATGCTGGAGGTGCTGGGTATCAAGAATATAGGTAAGTTAATCCCTAGTGCAGAGGATCATAAACCAAAAGACCCTGTATCAGAGAACATGGCAGTACTAAATATGAAGCCGGTCAAAGCGTTTATTTACCAAGACCATCAAGCACATATCGCGGTACATCAAGCCGCTATGCAAGACCCTAAGATTATGCAAGCCGTAGGACAAAACCCACAAGCCCCAGTAATGATGGCGGCGATGATGGCACATATCAGTGAGCACGTAGCGTTTGAGTACCGCAAGCAGATCGAAGAGCAAATGGGTATACCGTTGCCTAAGATGGATGAAGAAATGTCCCCAGAGATTGAGGTTCAAATGTCTCAATTAATGGCTCAAGCATCACAAAAATTGTTACAGAAAGACCAAGCCGAGGCGGCACAACAGCAAGCACAACAAGCGGCACAAGACCCGATTGTTCAAATGCAACAGAAAGAATTGGAAATCAAACAAGGTGAACTTGATCTTAAGAAACAAAAACTTTCTGTGGATTCTTTCGCTAAAGTTAAACAACTTAAGATTGAAGAGTCGCGTATCGCCGCGCAGAAAGAAATCGCTGGAGCACAACTTGGTGCCAAAACCACTAATGATAAAGCAATCCATGAGGGCAATATGCGTTTAGAAGGTATGCGATTAGGTGCACAAATTGCAAAAGATCGTCAACAACCACAATCACAATCACAACCAGAAAAACCGACAAAAGGTGAGTAATGGACAGAATATTAGAAATCGTTAAAGACAAAATTAACGAGAAACAGGCGCAGTTAGCTCATGCTGTGAGCAACGGCACTGCAAAAGATTACACGGAATATCGTGCAATATGCGGGGAGATTCGAGGCCTATCCATCGCAGAAGGATTTTTATTAGACCTTGCAGACCAAATGGAGCGTAACGACGATGACTGAATCATTAATCATTGCAACAGAAGACGGTGAAGTACCGCACTCAGCGGAAGATAAAGCCAAACAACTACCTGCACCTGTTGGGTACAAAATTTTGGTTGCTCTTCCAGAGGTTGAAGACAAGTACGAAAGTGGCCTAGTCAAAGCAGGTTCAACTGTGCATTACGAAGAAGTCCTCAGCACGGTATTTTTTGTCGTGGCATTAGGCCCTGATTGCTATACAGACAAGACACGATATCCAACTGGTCCGTGGTGTAAGCCGGGGGATTTTGTTGTGCTTCGTTCTAATAGTGGTTCACGCCTAAAGATTCACGGAAAAGAATTCCGCATGATTAACGAAGACACAGTTGACGCTGTTGTCCAAGACCCGAGGGGGATTAGCCGTGCGTAGTGAAGCCCAAAAAGCGTCTAGGCTTAAATATGAGCATAGCGAAAAAGGCAAAGCTGCTAAAAAACGGCATGAGGCCTCGTATGTAGCTTCTGGTGGTAGGGCGTTAACTGAAAAACGACGTTCTGAAAGGCCGGTATCAGAAGCTAGAAAAGAGGCAAGACTCCGTTGGGCAAAACGTAACCCTGAATATTTTGCGGCTAATAGGTCGGCACGTAGGGCTTTATACCGCAATGCTTCTGATTTTGATCAGTTTGTTCTTATAGAAGCTATGAAACTAGCACGGTTACGGCAGCAATTATTTGGTTTTGAATGGCATGTAGATCACGTGATTCCGGTATCAAAAGGAGGTACTTCAGAGGCCAATAACCTCCAAGTGGTTCCTGCAATATGGAATAGACGCAAATCAAACAAGCATACCGAAAAATTTTTTGGTAACACATAGGAGCTATAAATGGATAAAGTTGAATATGAGTTTCCTGACGAAAAACAGGAAACCACGGAAAAAGCATCGCAACAAGACGATTTTGAGATTGAGATTGAAGACGATACCCCACCAGAAGACAGGAATAGGGAGCCTTTACCTCAAAAAATAGTTGAAGAGCTTGAACAAGATGAGCTAGAAGACTATTCCGAAAAAGTTAAAACGCGTCTAAAACAATTAAAAAAAGTTTGGAATGACGAACGTCGGGACAAAGACGCAGCTATCCGTGAGCAAAAAGAAGCTATTGAGTATGCTAAACGCATACTGGAGGAAAACAAGGCTTTAAAAACCAAGCTTTCTGATGGTGAGAAAACTTATCTTGATACGTACAAAACCGCTGCGGAAATGGAGTTGGACAATGCCAAGCGGTCGTATAAAGAAGCCTATGACGCTGGGGATACTGACAAGCTTGTAGACGCACAGGAGAAGATTACCAATGCTAATTACAAGTTGCAAAAAGCCCGAGAGTATGTTCCCTCTTTACAAGTCGAAAAAGATAGTGTAAAAGACAACCTAGAAGTCCAAGTACCTCGCCCTGACCCACGGGCTGCTGCGTGGCAAGAGCGCAACACATGGTTCGGTCAGGATGAGGAGATGACTAGTTTAGCACTTGGCCTACATCAAAAACTAGTCAAGCAACACGGCCCTAGCTACACGTCCACCGACGAGTACTGGACAAAAGTAGATGACACCATGCGTCGTCGCTTTCCGGATTACTTTCAAGAAACAACGCCTGAAGCGGCTCCTAAACCTGCTGGGCGTACAGAAAAATCGAACACGGTCGTAGCTCCTGCGACTCGTAGCACGGGTTCTAAAAAAATCCTGCTTAAACAATCGCAGTTGAGCATTGCAAAGAAGCTTGGGCTAACACCTGAGCAATACGTCCGTGAAATTATGAAAATGGAGGCCAAAAATGGCTGAAAACAAACTTAGTCGTGAATTAGAAACTCGTGCCGTGCAGGAACGCCCTAAGCAGTGGGCACCACCTGAGCTTTTGCCTGAACCCGATAAGCAACCCGGTTATGAGTACAGATGGATTCGTGTTTCAACGCTAAACAATGCCGATCCGCGTAATATTTCCGCAAAAATGCGGGAAGGATGGGAGCCTGTTACGTTAGCCGAACAACCAAAATTTCAACTGCTAGCTGACCCAAATAGTCGTTTTAAAGACAATATTGAAGTCGGTGGATTGTTGTTATGCAAAACCCCGTCTGAGTTTGTTGCGCAACGTAACGCACATTACCAACGCCAAACTGATAATCAGATTGAGGCTGTAGACAACAATTTAATGCGCCAGAACGATCCTCGTATGCCTCTGTTTAATGAACGGAAGACTGAGGTTAGCTTTGGCAAAGGTATGTAATTTTTAATTTTTGGAGATATTATGGCTTATCCTACTATAGATAAACCCTACGGGTACAAGCCGATAAATGTAATTGGTGGTCAGGCGTACGCCGGTTCGACACGTAATTTGCCGATCCAGTACAACTATGGCACCGCTATTTACTACGGCGATTTTGTAAATTTAACTTCAGGTTATGCTCAACGTATTACGTATCCTTTGGATACTACTAATACAACTGTTGGTATTTTCTTGGGCTGCTATTACACAAACCCAACAACTAAACAACGTCAGTTTACGCAATACTACCCCGGTAGTGTTTTGGCTGGTGATATTACTGCAATCGTTGCTGATGATCCTGATTTAATTCTTCAAGTTGCGGTAGCCACTACGGCTTCATCTGGTGTTGTTGGTTCTGCTTCGTCGCTGTTGCTTGGTGGTAACGTGGCTGGTACTACTACACTTGGTTCAGCTTCAACCGGTAATGGTACAGGTGGTGTTGTTGCGGCTTCTGCTGTTAGCACTGCTACTGCGCCGTATGCCGGTTTCCGTGTTGTTGGTTTGGTTCCAGATACTCAAATCAGCACATCGGCTACTTATGTAAATGGTGGCGCTGTGTCATCAACTTCTGTAGGTATTTCTGGTTTGACTGTTGGTCAAATTATTCCTTTGGGCACGGACATTTTTAACTTAGTCAATGGTCAATTGCAGTTTACTGGGGCTACTACAACGGCCTCAACAACTGTTACTACCACCGGAACCACGGCTATCTCTACTACATCTATTGCAACGCAAGTTGCTGGTACGGTTGCTTTGGTACAAACCCCCGAAGTGCTTGTTAAGATTAACTTCGGCGCACACCGTTACAACGTGTCAATTTAAGGAGCTTAAATAATGGCTATTTCACGCGCACAACTATTGAAAGAGCTGCTCCCCGGCTTGAACGCTTTGTTCGGTCTGGAGTACGCTCGCTATGGCGAAGAACACAAAGAGATTTACGAAGTTGAAACCTCTGAGCGTTCTTTTGAAGAAGAAACTAAACTTTCAGGTTTCAGCGCCGCACCTGTCAAGAATGAAGGTAGCGCAATTAAATACGACAACGGTCAAGAAGCTTGGACTGCTCGATACAACCACGAAACTATCGCTCAGGGTTTCTCCCTGACTGAAGAGGCAATTGAAGATAACTTGTACGACTCCTTGTCTGCTCGTTATACAAAAGCTCTCGCACGTTCGATGGCTTATACCAAGCAAGTTAAAGCTGCTGCTGTTTTGAACAACGGTTTCTCTGCTGCTTTCCCGGGCGGTGATGGCGTTGCATTGTTCTCAACTGCACATCCTTTGATCAGTGGTGGTGTTAACAGCAACACGCCCGCAACTGCTGCCGATTTGAATGAAACTTCTTTGGAAGCCGCTGTTATTCAAATTGCTGCATGGACTGATGAACGTGGTCTGTTGATTGCAGCCAAGCCTAAAAAGCTGATCGTTCCACCTGCTTTGATGTTCGTTGCTACTCGTCTATTGGAAACCGAACTCCGCGTCGGCACTACTGATAACGATATCAATGCACTGAAAAACAATGGTTCGATTCCAGAAGGTTACACTGTGAACCACTTCTTGACCGACACAAACGGTTGGTACTTAACTACCGACGTTCCAAACGGCATGAAGCACTTTGTACGTTCGCCTTTGGCTAACTCGATGGATGGTGACTTTGATACAGGTAACGTTCGCTACAAAGCACGTGAGCGTTATTCGTTCGGTTTCTCTGATCCACTGGGCATGTTTGCATCGCCCGGCGCAGCTTAATCGGATGTGTTAAAGTAATTAGACGGGGCTTCGGCCCCGTTTTCTTTTAGCGAGGGTATTATGGATAATTTTATACAAAAACAAATCGAAGCCTCAGAACGTTTGTACAACATGATGATGGCAGACCATAAAGAACGGTTTGAAAAAATTGCAGCAGTTTACGATTTAAGTGAACATTTACAGAAAAAAATAAACGAACGTGATGCCGAAATAGCAAGACTACGTCATAAATTGCTCGCTTATGAGTCAGTAGAGCGCATGTGATTCATTAATAATCCAAAGTTAGCCGCATTTCATTTGTCACAATCGTGGTGTAGGATAATGTCTGCGGCTAGTAAAAGCTGCTAATTACCTATGGAGATTGTTATGTTTACGTCTATTACTTTTTTGGTTGATTGGGAAGAATTGTTGGCGGCTTTGGGCTTAGAAATTGTTGAAGAATTAGATGAAGAGTACGATGTTGAGTGCGACATTGATGAAGACGGCGTTATTTGGTATTACGACGACGAACAAGATTCCATGTATTACTACGATGAAGACTTGGATGACTGGGCTGAAGTTGGTGAAGACGGTACAGTTTGGTATTTTGATGACTTAGATAACACCTATTTTTACGACGATGAGTCTGATGATTGGGTTTTATACACTGACGAAGTAGTAGAGGGTTAATAAGAGGGAGCTTCGGCTCCCTTTTTCTTTTCTAGGCGTTCGTTGTGATGGTGGATTCTATGGCAATTGCTGCATAACACCATACACTTTTTGACTTCTTCTGCTGCTTGTTTGAAAGCTTTATTAGTTAATAGCTTATTAACTTTACGGTTGTCTGGGTGCCGTTCTATGTGGTGAAAATCTAGGGTAGCTGGATGGTTTTGTCCACACTGTACACACGATAACGTGCTTTTAAATTCTTTCCATTTTTGTTTTGCTGTTGCTTTTTTCTCGCGGTTTTGTTTTTGCCGTGCGTCTTTATTACGCGCATAGCTTGCTCGGTTTATAGCGTTTCGTTTTTCTTTGTCTTTAGCGGGCATAATGCGCGGATTGTACTTGCATTTTTAAATAAGTGTGATATAAAGTGAGCATTCCGGGATTCCGGTGTATCTAACAGCCCCGGCTGACGACATGCAGATAGATACGCCTAACTTGCATGTAAGGACAATTCATTATGGGTTTCGCTACTCACCTTGGCCCTTGGCTTTTGGGCACAATTAAAAACACCACCGGCACTACTGTCGGTACTATTGAAAACTTGGGCGCGACTATTTGCTCGCAGACCTTCAAGAAAGACTACACTGGTCAAGCCGCTTCGGCGACTACAGACACCGTTTGCGTACTACCTGCTGGCGCACAGATCGTTGATATTAAGATTGATACGCTCGTAGCTTTTACTGGTTCTACTGCGGCAAACTTAACTTTAGGCGATGGCACTACCGCTAACTTGTATTGGGCTTCTACAGACGTAACTTCACAAGGACGTTTGGCGTACACGAATGCTGCTGCTAAGTTGGTTAACTGGTGTGGCGCTGCTACTACTGCGTCTCCTAATGGCGCTGGTATTGGTTCAACAGACGTTAAAGTTATCGCTACTATGACACCTACTACTTCGGCGGTTACTGCCGGTACAGTTCAGTACACTGTTATATATGTGGTTGCTAACTCCAATGGCGCTCAGCTTCCTTCTTCGTCGCAAAACTAATAATCTGGGGGGCTACGGCCCCCTTTAAAACAAGGAGATTATTATGATGCAAACGGACGTTAAAAGTGCCCATTTAAGCGTTGCGGGTTCTTACTACGTTGGGCGAACACGTCTTAGAGGTTTTATTGTTAACCCCAAAGCAAGCACAGCCGCGACATTTGAAATTCGTGATGGAAGTTCCACAGGCCCCATTCTGTACACAATGGATATTGCAAGCATTGGAACACCAAATACGTTTTCTATGGTAGTTCCGGGTGAGGGCATTTTGGCTTCTGTAGGTTTGTACCTTACCATTAGTGTTGGCTCTGTTACCGGTATTACGGTGTTCTATGGCTAAGAAAACCCCATCCCTTGCAGTTGGTCGTGGTGAAAAGCTTCCAGTCAAGCAGGGGGCGGGACTTACTGCCAAAGGTCGTGCTAAGTACAACGCGGCAACAGGGTCTCATCTAAAAGCTCCACAGCCTGAAGGTGGCCCACGTAAGAAATCTTTCTGCGCTCGTATGTCTGGTATGCCGGGTCCTATGAAAGATGAGAATGGCAAGCCTACCCGCAAAGCAGCATCACTAAAAAGATGGAAATGCTAATATGGAAAATCACGACGTTGTCAAGCAATCGCTAGATGTCTTATCCGCTGGGGTAGGGTTTTTGGCTTTTCTTAACTTACTCTCTCCTCTATTTGGTTTAATTGCCGCCATTTGGACATTGATGCGCATAGCTGAGATGGTTACAGGCAAAACTTTTGCCCAATTAATTAGTAAGAAAAAAGTTGATAGTAATGCCGAGCACAAGTAAAAAGCAACATAACTTTATGGAAGCGGTTGCCCACAATCCCGCTTTTGCTAAGAAGGTTGGTATCAATCAATCTGTGGGTAAAGATTTCGCTGCGGCGGATAAAGGCAAAACTTTTAAAAAGGGTGGTGATATGGCTTCGAAAATGAATCCCGGTATGATGGCAATGATGAAGAAAAAAACAGGTGACAAACCAGCTAAGAAAATGGCTTCGGGTGGTTTGGCTGCTGGTCACAAATCGGCTGATGGTATTGCTGTTAAAGGTAAAACCAAAGGTAAAGATATTAAAATGTGTGGCGGCGGTATGCCTAAAGGTCGTAAGTAATGATGGCCTCACGCGGGATGGGTGATATTAACCCCGCCAAAATCAAAACCATCAAGAAGAAAGATGGTAATGAACCCGTGAAGGTGTACAAAGAAGGCGGCGGGGTAAACGCTGCTGGTAACTATACCAAGCCAAGCTTGCGCAAACGTATTGTTAACCAAGTAAAAGCCGCAGCAACACAGGGCACGGGCGCAGGTCAATGGTCAGCCCGTAAAAGTCAGCTAGTAGCAAAAAAATATAAGGCCGCTGGTGGAGGTTACCGTGACTGAACACTTAGAAGATTGCTTGGTTGACATAACAGGTGAATGTACTTGCGATGCCATGACAGACGAGCAGATAGACCTTGAGTTGTTGGAAAAAGAGGAAGCAAAAGATTGAAAGCCCCGCAACAGTCTCTTAAAAATTGGGGTGACCAGAAATGGACAACCAAAAGTGGAAAGCCATCGTCAAAGACAGGAGAACGTTATCTCCCGGAAAAGGCAATCAAGGCATTAAGCCCAGCCGAGTATGCCGCCACAACGAAGGCAAAGCGGGCAGGGAAAGCAGCAGGTAAACAGTTTGTAGCGCAACCTAAAAACATTGCAAAGAAAACAGCGGGGTTTAGATAATGGCTGAAAAATGGATACAGAAGGCAATAAAGAAACCCGGTTCTCTTCGTGCTCAACTTGGCGCAAAAGAAGGACAGCCGATACCGGCAAAGAAGCTTGCAGCCGCTGCGAAAAAGCCCGGCAAATTGGGGCAACGTGCTCGTCTTGCAGAGACACTCAAAGGTATGAAAAAGTAAATGGCCTACGTAGCTAGTACAACTACCTTTAACCCAACTCTTAATGAGTTGATGGAAGAGGCGTTCGAGCGTTGCGGCTTGGAATTGCGTACGGGATATGACTTTCGCACCGCACGACGTAGTTTAAATTTTCTGACTACAGAATGGGCTAATCGTGGCATTAACCTGTGGACTATCGAGCAAAAGCAAATACCGTTAATACAGGGGCAATACGTATATGATTTACCTGATGACACCATTGATCTTCTTGAGCATGTTATACGTACCAATTCCGGACAATTGGGTAATCAGACAGATATAAATATCAGCAGAATTAGTGTATCAACGTATTCAACTATACCAAACAAGTTAGCGCAAGGTTTTCCAATTCAAGTGTGGGTAAACCGCCGAAATGGTCAATCGGAATTAAGCAGTGGTGGGAGTCCCGTATTTTATCCTCCTCAAATTAATATATGGCCTTCACCAGATCAAGGTACAGAAGCGTCGCCTTATTATTATTTTGTTTACTGGCGTTTGCGCCGTATGAAGGATGCCGGTACAGGCGTTAATGCTGAAGATATACCATTCCGTTTCCAAAACGCACTTGTAGCTGGGTTGGCATATATGATTGCCGCCAAAAAGATAGAGGTGCCGATGGATAGAATAGCCATGCTTAAAGCACAATACGACGAAGCTTGGGATCTTGCAACATCCGAAGATAGGGAAAAAGCGCCGGATAGATTTGTGCCGCGTATTACGTTCTATAGGTGATGTATGCCAAGTAAGTATTCCAGCGGTAAACACGCAATTGCCGAATGTGACCGTTGTGGTTTTCGGTATATGTTAAAAGAATTACGTAAGCTGACAATCAAAACAAAACTAGTATCAATCAAGGTTTGTAAAAATTGTTGGGAACCGGATCAACCTCAGTTATCATTAGGGCTATATCCTGTTAATGATCCGCAAGCGGTACGAGAACCAAGACCAGACAGTAGTTATTATCAATCTGGGTATTCTGGATTACAGTTAACAAATACGCCTAGTTCGTCGGAAGATTCGAATGGCGATCCTAGTGGTGGTAGCCGAGTTTTCCAGTGGGGTTGGCGACCTGTTGGTGGAGCAAGTGCAAACGATGCAGGGTTAACGCCCAATTATTTAACGTCACCAACTGTCGTAAGCAGTGTGACAATCTCGTAGGAGTAAGACATGGCAAAGAGTGACAGCAAAGAAGACATGAAGATGGACAAAGCGCAAGACAAGGCTATGATTAAAAAGGCATTCAAGCAGCATGATGCCCAAGAACACAAAGGCGGCAAAGGTACTAAGCTTTCTTTGAAAAAAGGCGGTGTAACTTCGCTGGCAATGAAACAAGTTGGTCGTAATATGGCTCGTGCTAATAACCAACGGAGTCGATAATGGCTAAATTTTCACAAAAAGTTAAAGGCAAAGAAGTAGGCCAAGGCGCTGTGTATGCTGCTCCGCACGATATGAAGGGTAAACCTGTTGGTATGGATATTGGTTACAAAACCGATCCTAACACCATGAATGCTAAAGAGTCTACTCCCGGTGGTATGCCAGCACGTCGTGTAAGCGCGGGTGACCCAGCGAACACTAACATTAACAAACACGGCGAAATTAAAATCCGTGGTACAGGTGCAGCTACTAAAGGTGTAATGGCTCGTGGCCCTATGGGTTAAGTTTACAGTGACCTAGGAATAAGTTTACAATGAACTACACAGCGTTATCTGATGCTATACAGAACTATACTCAAAACTACGAAACTACTTTCGTAAATAATATTTCTACGTTTGTTAGACAGGCAGAAGACCGAATATCCAACACTGTGTTGTTTCCAGCACTACGTAAAAGTGTTACAGGCGTATTTGATTACGGTAATAAGTATTTATCTTGCCCTAATGATTTTTTGTCTGTATTTTCGTTAGCGACTATCGATAATGATTTGAACTACGAGTACATGCTGAATAAAGACGTTAGCTTCTTACGATCAGCGTACCCAAATGTTAATGATAGCGCCCGAGGCATACCACAGTACTACGCATTGTTTGGGCCTACTGTAGTTTCTGGGACTATTACAAACGAATTAAGTTTTATTGTCGCCCCTACGCCAGACTTTTCATACAACGTAGAACTGCACTATTACTATTATCCCGAATCAATTGTGCAAGGGAGCATTACTGCGTCTACATTAGATAACGCCGGTAACTTCGATTACACTAATGGGGTTTATTACAATGTCCCATTAACAGGCGGATCAGGTTTTGGCGCACAGGCGACTATTATAGTCGCTGGAAATTTTGTTGATTCTGTAACAATAACAGCCCCGGGTTCGTATTATCTTGTGGGTGATGTTTTGTCAGCTCCTTCAAATCTTATAGGAAATGGTACAGGCTTTACTGCAATCGTAAACAATATAAGTAATCCTACTGGCACTTCATGGATTGGTGATAACTACTCCCCTGTGTTGCTTTACGGCTCTTTGGTCGAAGCATATATTTTCATGAAGGGTGAGGCTGATATGATGGCTACTTACGACAAAAAATTCCAAGACGCTATAGGACAACTTATTCGTTTGGGTGGTGCTCTGGAGCGCGGTGATACATATCGTGATGGTCAATACAAAGGGAAGGCAGCTCCATAATGGCTATTCAACAAGGTCTAACAAACAGTTTTAAAAATGACATGTTCCAAGCAGGTCAGAATATTATTACAGGTACTTTAAAGATGTCCCTGTATACGTCTTTTGCATCAATTGGGGCGGCAACTACGGCTTATACAACCAATGGCGAAGTAGCGTCTTTTGGAACAGGGTATACGACAGGTGGCAATCTCGTAACAGGCGCAACAATAAGCACAGATACGACTACGGGAACCGTGTATGTTAGTTTTAATAACGTGTCTTGGCCTAACGCTAGCTTTACCGCCCGAGGCGCTTTGATATACAACACAAGCAGTAGTAATAAGTCCGTGCTAGTACTGGATTTTGGCGCAGACAAATCGTTTAATGCAATTAACAATACCGTTACTATGCCTGTTAATTCAGCAACAACGGCGTTAATTCGTTTGCCTTAAGATACTATTATGCAAAAAGAATCTGGAAGTTATGGAGATAGCGCCGTAACATCGATGCAAATAAAAGGAAATAACGTTCCAGAAACTTCCAATATTGAAGGCCATTACCACGTTATTTGTTATGACAAAAATGGCAATATTAAATGGGAAGAGAAGTTTCCCAATCTAGTCATGGTTGGCGGTAAAGAGTTACTGTTTAATACGCTTTTGCGCACATCTGGTACTTATACGACTACCGGGCCGTTTCTTGGGTTATTAAAACCCGGCTATATTCCTGCCGCCGCGGATACAATGTCTTCTATAATTGCCCCCTATGAATTTACTAACTACACAGTAAATGGGGTATCGGCGCGGGGTAAAGCTGTATTTTCAGCGGCTACTTCATTAGGTACAACCCCTACAAACGTAACTACTTGTACAGCTTTAGCGATTAGTTATGTAGTTATAGGCGCTGGCGGTATTATTGCAGGATGTTTTTTGACTACTGGTACGGGCGCGGTATCTGCGCAATTAAGCACAACAGGCACGCTATATTCTGCGGGTAATTTTACCACTGCTAGAGTCGCAGTAAATGGGGACAGGTTTGTCGTGATTTATAGTACAACGGCTACTTCATAATGTTTGGCACATCGGCATTTGCAGAAACTCCGTTTGCATCTCTTGTAGGAGTTATTTACGTACTTACTATTACAGAAAATATAAATTTTATAGATTTTTATAGTGGTCGTGGGTGGGCTAGTATTTATACTAACGGAAACGCAAATTGGCAAACAATAAATAGCGAAGGAGCCTATATAGACCCGTTGTGGGGGCTAATAGACACCGCTACAAATTCAAGCTGGACTGATATAAATACGGAGTAATCATGGCTTTAGTTTTACAAGACCGAGTTCAAGAAATAGCTACGGCAAATACAACCGTTAGTTTTACACTTGTCGGCGCGGTTACCGGTTTTCAGTCCTTTTCAATTATTGGAGATACCAACACAACTTACTACGCTGCTACTGATACGTATGGTAATTGGGAAGTGGGTATTGGTACGTATTCAACTACTGGCCCTACATTAACACGAACAACAATTCTTTCATCCAGTAATGCTGGTTCTGCCGTAACTTTTTCTAGTGACAGCGGCGCGGTTAACGTATTTTGTACATACCCTTCAGAACGCGCACTTTATGTTGATTCTGCTGGCACTACATTTAACGCCCCCAATACAGTCATCACAAGTTCGTCATCGTCTCCAGCTCTAACAGTTACACAAACTGGAGCTGGTAATGCTTTGTTAGTAGAAGATAGTGCTAGTCCTGACAGTACACCATTTGTTATTGACACTAACGGTCGTGTAATTACAGGTAAAACTTCAGCAATTACTTTTGTTTCCGGCCTCGCACCCCAAATCCAGACTCTTGGAAGTACTAATAGCCTTTCTGCTGATGGAGTAGGAAGATTTTCTGCTGATGTATCAGCCGGTTATTTTGCATTTTTAAAATCAAGAAACACAACTGTAGGAACTATTGGCGCTCCTTCTGGGGCTGTGGCAAATAATGACGCATTAGGTAGTATTCTATGGATCGCTGATGATGGGGCTACGGGAATACAAGCAGCACAAATAGCTGCTGTGGTAGATGGCGCACCGGGCACTAACGACATGCCAACTAGATTAACATTTAGCACTACTGCCGATGGCGCATCATCGCTTACTGAACGAATGCGTATTGATAATGCTGGTCAAGTACAAATTGGGTCTTCTGGGGCAACCACTGCGGGAAGATCACTAGCAATAACAAAAAACATTACTGGTGGCGCAAGTGGCACTAGTTATGGGGTGTTACTTGCATCAACTGTTTTAAATGATGTATCAGCAAATGCGCGTCTTTTTAATGCGCTTGTAGCTCTCCAAACAGGAACAGCCCTTACACAATTAGCGTATTTCAGAACAGAGCAAGGATCATTTTCCGGTTCTTCAGTTGGTAGTCAATATGGATTTCTTGCTGACAGTACGCTTATAGGCGCAACTAATGATTATGGATTTTATGGCGCAATTCCTTTCGGTACAGGTCAATATAATTTATATATGCAAGGTACTGCCGATAACTACATGGCAGGGGCGTTAGGAATTGGCGCTACTGCATTAACTGGTTATAGTTTGCGTGTTAATAAAGACCTTACTGGTGCGACTACCGCCGTTGCTGTTGATGTTAGCCCAGTAATTCAATCAGTCGTAACAGTAAGCGGCACAGCATTTAGAACGCAGATGACAACTGCGGCGTCAATTACGGTTGGAAACATTACTCACTACAACGCCACCCAATTAACACTTGGTTCTGCTTCTACTGTTACTAACCAGTATGGTTATATTGCCGGGGCATCTTTAGTTGACGCATCCAACAACTATGGCTTCTACGGTAATATACCTGCTGCTACTAATCGCTGGAACCTGTACATGCAGGGCACTGCTAACAATTATATGGCGGGATCATTGGGTATTGGTGCTACATCTGTAACGAGTGATGCTTTACGTATTGCTAAGACCATTACTGGTGGTACTGCATCTACTGGTGTTTCAATTACAAGCGTTGTTCAGTCTGATGTTACGTCTGATGCACGGTATTACAGAACAAGTGCTGCTACAGCAGCAGCAGCGTTTACATTACCAACACTTAATCATTTTTTTGCGGCTCAAGGAACTTTTGGCGCTAGTTCAGTAGTAACTAATCAAGCTGCATTTCAAATTGAAACAAACATCACAGGGGCGACAAACAATTACGGTTTCCTTGGCGCTATACCCGCACCAACGTCAGGCATTACAACCACCGGAACGGTCAGCAGCATATCTAGTAGCGGCACCACGGTAACAGTAAATCATAGTGCAGGTACCTATACTGTCGGGCAGATTGTAACTGTAACGGCTACTGCCAATGCGACTGCTTTAGTGAGTGGAGTTCCTTGTACTATTTTGACTTTAGGTAATACAGACTGGAATGCACTTGCTGGAACAACTGGTGTAACTTATGCAATAGGAAGTACGCTTACTACCGCTATTGCTGGTTCTGGTACAGGTGTAGTCACATTAAACATACAAGGCTCAGGCAAGACAGTTGCTGGTGCTGCGTCAGGATCATTCACGTTTACATCCACCACCAGCCAGACATTTGCGGCGGTTACGACCACTGGATCCGTTGTAGTAAGCACACGCTGGAACTTGTACATGCAGGGCACTGCCGATAATTACATGGCAGGTCGTTTAGGTATTGGCACTACAAGTTTAACTGATCGAGTGTTGGCTGTTGGAGCAAATATTTCGGGAGGAGCTACTAGTTCAGGTACTGCTTACGGTGTTGCTGTAAATAGCACTATTCAATCGGATGTAACTTCTGTTTCTCAAATATACAGATCATCACCATCAACTCAAGCAACTAGTTTTACACTTACTGATTTATATCATTACACAGCTAATCAAGGAACCATAGGTTCTGGTTCTTCAATCACTCGCCAATACGGATTCATTGCTGGGGCTAGTCTAGTTGGTGCACTTACTGCAAATTATGGGTTTTACGGTGATATACCTGCTGCAACTGGTCGCTATAACCTGTACATGGCAGGTACTGCACAAAATTGGTTTAATGGCGATGTTTTAATATATGGCGCTGGTGGTCTTGGTTACACGACAGGTTCTGGTGGCGCGGTTACGCAATTAACTTCTCGCACTACTGGCGTAACATTGAACAAAACTAATGGCGCAATAACGCTGTTCTCGGCTGCGGGTTCTATTACTGCCACCACATTTACTGTTACTAATTCAACGGTAGCGGCGACTGATGTAATTCATGTTAGCCAAAAATCCGGCACAAACCTCTACATCGCGATGGTTACTGCTACCGCAGCGGGTTCGTTTAATATTACTTTTTATACTACCGGTGGAGTTGCTACTGATGCTCCTGTGTTTAACTTTGCAGTAATTAAAGCAGTAACCGCTTAATCAAGGAAATAAAAATGAACACATACGAATACAAAATTATTGACATGATGCGTGACGGTTCAGGCATTGTGCAGACAGTAGCTTTTACTATTACAGCGTCAGATGGCACCGATAGTTTTACACATAATTACTTCACGGCGTTACCTGCTCCTAAAAGCGATCCAATTGATTACGCCGATTTGACCGAGACTGACGTTATAGCATGGGTTAAAAAATTGGTCGGCGATCAATCTCAAGAATCGGCTGATGCTGAACTTGCTGCGTACAAACTTCGCAAAAATGAAGTTAAACAAAACGGCATGCCTTGGTAAAAAGAGGAATACCAAATTGATCCGCTCACCCTCCTAGCCGCCGCAAAAACAGCCGCTGCCGCAATACGCAAAGGCTGTGAGATGTATCAAAAGTACAAGGCGCAGGGGATGGAGTTGGTCGATGCGTATGGGCAAGCCAAAGATGTGGTTTCTGATATTAGCGTCCACTTGGGCGGGTTTTTTAAAGCACACGAAGAACTTGAAAAGCATGTTCACGAAGAAGAAATAAAGGTAAAAAAATCATCCGATGTATCTGTAAACCAAGAGGCTTTTAATAGAATTTTGGCACAGAAAGAAATGGTAAAGTTAGAAACAGAATTACGTGAAATGCTCATATATTCAGCTCCTCCGCATTTGGGGGCTATATGGTCAGAGTTTGAGGTGATGCGGGACAAGATTAAAGCCGAACGTGCTGAAATTCAGCGGCAAGAAACAGTAAAACAACGGATGGCTCAATGGCGACGGGCAAGGATAAAAAAGCAACTCCAAAGTCAAATGACTTCCATTTTCGCAGTGTTGTTCGTAACGATGTGGTTCCTATGGCTAATGATACTGATAAGGACGAGCGTGACGTACCGTGGAGCTTACTCATCGCCGTGGTGGTCTTGTGTTTTGTGTTAGTGATTGCTCTTCCCGTGATGGGGGTAATGTATATGGATATGAATAATGCAACAGCCGCAGCTATGGAAGAAGTAAAGAAAATGCGTGAACTACGCGCTAAAATTTTAATGGAAATGCAGGAGCCATAATGCTTACACTACTTTCAACATTTTTATCGTTCTTAATGGGCGGCTTGCCCAAACTACTCGACTTCTTCCAAGACAAGTCGGATAAAAACCATGAGCTTAAATTAGCCCAGATGCAAACAGAGCGGGAGCTACAACTAGCCGCCGCAGGATACGCGGCACAGCAACACATCGAAGAAATCAAACTAGACGAGATTAAGACTCAGACACAATCTGCGGAGAAAGTCTCGCTAATCGATGCACAAAATGCGGAGATGAATGCTATATACGCCCATGATACGGCGCTATCTGAAGGCACATCTATTTGGATGAAAGACCTACGCGCATCTGTGCGCCCTGTAATTACTTATGGTTTCTTTTTCTTGCTGGTTGGTATTGATGCTACGTTGGCGTACAAAGGACTAACAAGTGGGACAGACTTTAATACGTTAGCTAACCAGTTGTGGGATGACGAGACTCAAGCCCTGTTTGCAAGCATCATAGCGTTTCATTTCGGTGGTCGGGCGTTTGGTAAATGATTAGCAAAAAAGCACTTGATATGATTAAGCACCACGAAGGGGTAAAGCTAAAACCCTATCGGTGCCCTGCTGCCCTGCATACAATCGGCGTGGGGCATGTACTTTATCCGGAGCAAGCAAAACTTAGTATGGAAGACCGGATTAAATACCCGATTAGACCGGAAGATAACCGCTTGTTTACAATGGAGGAAGTAGATGCCATACTTGCAAAAGACCTTGATCGTTTTGCTGCGGGAGTTCTGCGCTATTGCCCTAGCGCTATTAATAATCAAAGCTGGCTTGACGCTCTTGTAAGTTTTAGTTTTAACGTAGGTTTGGGCACATTGCAACGCAGCACACTGCGACAGAAACATAACCGGGGCGACTATGCGGGAGCTGCCGAAGAGTTCTTAAAGTATTCCAAAGCCGGTGGTAAAGTCTTAAAAGGACTTGAGAACCGCCGCAAAGACGAACGCGCAATCTATTTAGGAAACTAACATGTCTAGTACATACTCACCCGATTTACGTATTGAACTTATTGGTAACGGCGAACAGTCGGGTACTTGGGGGTCAACGACCAATAATAACTTTCAGTATGTGCTAGAAGAAGCGATTGCAAAGACGGCTAGTGTAACTACTACCAGCGTAGACCAAGCATTAGTAGCAAATGATGGCGCTATAAGCGATGAAGCTCGGTGTGCGGCTCTTGCGTTAAGTACAACATCAACTCCCACAGCAGGGCAATCTTATAACGTTTACGCGCCTCCTGTACAAAAATTATATGTCGTAAAAAATTTAAGCGGAAGTTATAGCTGCACAATTTACGCAAGCTCTGTTCGCGGTAACACCACACCAGCGGGATCGGGAGTTACCATACCCCCGTCTGGTTCTGCTTTAGTGCGTTGTACTGGAACAGACATGGTTGAGCAACTTAACTATGTAGCCGGTAATTTTACAGTAGGCGGCACAACTAATTTTTCTAGCAACGCCACTTTTGGGAGCGCACGTTTATCAGCTACATACACTTTAACTGGCGCTTCTGTCAACAATGGAACGTTTACGGTTAATAATTCCTACGTAGCGGGTACAACTCAAGTTTATATTATTACCACTTCCGGCACGTTCCCTTCAGGTGTCTATACAGTTACTACAGCTACAGCGCTTAACTTTACTGTTACTGCCACTCCTTCAGCCACTCCTATAAATGGTACGGCACTTGTTACGGACGATTTAATAACAATAAACGGCGCTATTGGTGCGGGAGTAGTAATTGATGGTAGTAGCACAATACCTGCACTACGTGTAACTCAAACCGGTGCTGGAAACGCGTTACTTGTAGACGACGACACTAATCCAGACAGTACGCCATTTGTGATTGATACTAACGGGCGCATTATTACTGGTGCTACGGCTTCAATATCTGGTTTTTCTGCAAGTGGCACCGGAATTCCGCGTATACAAGAACTTGGCACAGATGCTAACAGCGCAGCATTGGGGTTAGCTTTATTTAATTCCAGCACAGCGCAAATAGGTCCGTCGCTAGAACTAGCAAGATCATATGCAACATCAGGAGTAGGATCGTTTGTCGCAGTACCTGCTGGAGCTTTGTTAGGTACAGTTAATTTTTCTGCGGCAGATGGTAGTCAGTTTCAACCTGCTGCAACTATTCGTGGGGTTGCAGATGGGGCAGTTTTTACAACTAGTGCGCCGGGATATCTTTCAATTAGCACCATACCTGCGCTATCAACTACTTTAGTTGAACGGCTTCGTGTTAATAGTGATGGCAACATTATTGTTGGTGCTGGTGAAGCATCCGCGTCTACTACAGGAAATACTGTTCGTGGTCCTAATCGTACTGGCACTAATGTGGCAGGTGCAAATCTTACTATTGCAGCGGGTAATGGCACTGGCACGGCTGGTTCTGGCAGCATAGTATTACAAACAGCCCCCGCTGGCACTTCAGGTACTGCCCAGATAGCAATGGTTGATCGTGTAACAATTTCTTCAGCCGGTATGTTGTCTGCTAAGTACGGCACGATGGACACCACTACACTGCCTTCAGAAGCTGTATATCGTTTAGGGGCAAACTACACCCCCGGGGCAAGTGCTTCGCCAATATCTTTGTTTGGTGTGGGTATACCTGTAGCGGCAAACACTACGTATGAAATATACATGTCGTTTATTTTGTCAAAAACTTCGGGCGCTGTTGCACATTCACTATGGTTGTCGCTTGATGCCGGAGCCGGTACTATTAGTAATGCAAACTATTGGGTTAATGGGTATTACGATGTAAGTACAGGTACCGCACTTCTTACTGGACCTACTGCGGCAATAACGGCGGGTGCTACTGGCAGTCTTTTTGGTCTTATATCATCTGCGGCTTCAACATTGACGACACCTTCAATGGCGAGTACAAATACAAATAATATATTACAAGCTAGAATTATTGGAACAATTACGTTTACTACAGCAGGAACATTTACGCCAAAATATTTAACATCTAGCTCAACAACGGTTGCTACTGGAGTATCCGCAGGAGGTTCTTACTCAACACTAGCAGGATCGTACATAAAAATTCGTGCTTTAAGTACGGCTACTACGGCGGCTATTAACGTCGGTGGTTGGGTCTAAGGAGTAAACCGTGCCTTTACAAAAACTCCAATTTCGTCCGGGCGTTAACCGCGAAGGTACTACACTTGCCAACGAGGGCGGTTGGTTTGAGTCAGACAAGATACGGTTTCGTTCTGGTTATCCTGAAAAGATTGGTGGTTGGTCGATAGTTGATAACGCAGCTAATACAGACGGTACGTATGCTAATTTTGTAGGTGTTGCACGGTCTTTGTGGAATTGGGCTACGCTTCAAAATGTTGTTTTATTAGGTCTTGGCACTAACCTAAAATTTTATATCGCTTACGGTGGCGCGTACTACGACATTACACCTACTAGAAGCACCACTGCGGCTGGGGATGTAACTTTTGCAGCTACTGACGGCTTGCCCACTATCACAGTTACCGATGCAGCTTTTGGTGGGGAGACGGGGGATTTTGTTACATTTAGTGGCGCTGTTGCTTTAAGCACTCAAACCTACACAGCAGACGATACAACAGATGTAATTACGTTTACAACAGCGCTTGCTAACGGCACTACTGTTCAATTATTTACGACTAGCGCCGCGCCCGGCGGATTGGCTACGGGTACTACTTATTATGTTGTAAACGCATCGGGGGCTACCTGTAGTTTGTCGTTAACCTCTGGCGGTGCAGCTATTGACATTACTAGTACTGGAACCGGAACACAAACACTTGCTAGAACAGACGGTATAACCGCCGCTGTTTTAAATCAGCAATATCAAATAACCACTACTGGAACGAACACTTACACTATTCAAGCTCGTACAGCGGGCACATCTGTGGAATTCCCGGGGGCACTTGTTTTAGCTACTGCTGATGATACCGGAGATGGTGGGGTGGCTACCGTTGGTAAGTACGCTCTTTCACAAGGCTCTGCAATTGCTACGTATGGTACTGGTTGGGGCGCGGGACCTTGGAATGCTGGGTCGTCAAGTGATTTATGGGCGCATGGTTGGGGTACGGCGTATACATCAGGTGTATCAGGTCTTGGCGCACAAATGCGTTTATGGAGTCAATCGAACTTTGGACAGCAATTACTTTTTGCACCAAGAGGCGAATCTATTTATTATTGGAACCCCGGTTCAAACACCACGCCAACTTTTACTAACAACCCCGGTGTAGCTCTTACTTCTAATAATACAACTCAATGCCCCTCGCAGGTGTATCAGGTGATGGTGTCGGACGCTACACGTATTGTCATCGCGCTAGGTTGTAATAACTTCACTGCTACTTTAGGCGGGGATGGTGCTTTTGATCCTTTGCTTATTCGTTGGTCTACTAATGAAGATTATACGGTGTGGTCACCAGCAGTAACAAATCAAGCAGGTAGTTATCGTTTATCTCGTGGGTCTCAAATTATTGGTGGGCTACAGACACGACAAGAAATTCTAGTGTGGACAGATTCCGCGCTTTATTCAATGCAGTATTTGGGACCACCATATGTGTTTAGCTTTACTATTCTAGCGGACAACATATCCATCATTTCTCCTAACGCTATGGCAACGGCTAATGGTGTTACGTATTGGATGGGGCAAGATAAATTCTATGTTCATTCAGGGCGAACTGAAACGTTGCCATGTGCCGTGCGTTCTTACATATTTAATGACATTAACCGAGATCAAGCGCTTCAAATTACATGCGGCACTAATGAAGGATTTAGCGAAGTGTGGTGGTTTTATTGTTCTGCTAATAGCACTGTCATTGATCGCTACGTCATCTTTAACTACCTTGATCGTGTTTGGTATTACGGCAATTTAAACCGTACTGCTTGGCTAGACAGCCCTTTACGCCAATATCCACAAGCTACTACAAGTGTGCAGTGGGCCACACTGTTAGAAAACATTGACGCTGAAGTAACAACCATACCGGTAACTGATACAGGAAGTTTTCCTAACTCTGGCGTTTTACAAATAGATAATGAGTTAATTGCTTATGCTTCTAAAACTGCGACGAGTTTTGTAACGTGTACTCGCGGGGCTACTGTAGGAACTAAAAATTCTACTGCTACTAGTCATATTGCAAATAGTTACGTTAAATTGTACGCATCTAATTTATTAGTGTTTCATGAATCTATTGTTGATGACGGCACAACTAACCCTCCTTTGCCTATTCCATCGTATGTGCAATCGTCAGACTTTGATATTGGGGATGGATATAACTATGGGTTTGTGTGGCAGATTATTCCGGATATAACTTTTGATGGGTCAACTACTCCAACCCCTAATGTGCCGAATGTAACGTTTACAATTCGCCCAAGGCAAAACCCCGGCTCTAACTACAGTGTGGCGACCTCACCGAATGTCGCGTCAAAAGAATCTTACGCGCAAAAAAATACGTATGACGTGCAATTGTTTACTGAGATTGTGTACACCCGCGCTCGGGGCCGTCAATTAGCATTTAGAGTTGACTGCAACACTATTGGCACTCAATGGCAGTTAGGTGTACCCCGTCTTAATGTTCGTCCTGATGGTCGGAGATAAGTATGACTGGAATTATTTTAACTAAAAAAACAACGCTTACGCGAGTTAACGCTCCTTCATTACCAATTGCAACTGCTGACTACCAACAAAAATATGTTGACGATTTAAATAATATTCTGCGTTTGTATTTTACTCAAATTGATAATTTTATAAATCAATTAACGCTAGGTGGCGTTTATGTAGTGGCTAAATTACCGAGTGCCGCCGATGTTGAGGTAGGAGCAAGAGCCTTTGTTACAGATTCGTCTATATCTACGTTTGGAACTACAGTAGCGGGAGGCGGATCTACAAAAGTGCCTGTGTATTCAGATGGTACTAATTGGAAAGTTGGATAATGACCCCCCAAGACCGCGCCCTTATTATGGTGTATGAGTCTGTAAAGCACCGTTTGACAATTGGGTTGGTAGAGTATTTGGAAGCAATAAAAGATTGGGAAGTTGTGCCTCTTACCGAAGATGGGCGAGTAATTGGCGGGGTGTTGTTAAAAAATAATCAAATCCATGTAGGATATGGGGTTAAACCAAAAAGATCTATTAGGGCGTACATTCGATCTATTCTTGGCGGTGTAGTAAATAAATATGGCTGGGCGGTAACGCAAGTACAAGAGGAAAACCACGTTGGGCTACGGTTCTGCGAAAGGTTAGGATTTGTTAAATTCGGCGCACAAAACGGTACAATACTACTACGTTGCGACAGGAGTAATTACGCATGAGAATACCAAATAAATTTAATGGCTACAGCCGAGATGGCATACGTCTATACAACGACCCCGTAACCGCTGCGGCTATTGCGGCTGGGGGCACTGCTACTGGTACTATGGCGGGTACAGCTTTGTTGACAAGTGGGGCTGCGCTTGAAGGGGGTATTCTTGCGGGTAGTGCTCTAGCTGGTGGGGCGTCTCTTCCCGGTATTGTTGGTGGCGCTGTTACTCCCGGTGCGTTTGGTGCCGGTGCTGTTGCTCCTACTGTTGCTCCTACTGTTACTCCTGCGGCTACTGGTATCATGTCTGGGTT